GCTGCAGGGGGAAATGGACACTAAGGATAACATCCCCCGCATCACGCTGAACAACGCGGATTACCTGGAACATGGTGAGGAGGTGCTCAAGCTGGCGGATAACCAACTGGTGGTGGACATGCATGCCGTGGGTACCTCCACCTGGCTGAACTATGGCTATCACAGTAAAGGTGAGAGTGTCATCAAGTTTGGCGAGATCGATTTCGAGGATCTGGGCAGTTTGCCGTTTACCTACGTCGCTGGTTAACCACCGTACCGGGCTCTCCAACTGGAGAGTCCTATTATAAAGAGGCCACCGCCATGGCAATGTACACCGCACTCTTTGGTGAGGTTACGCTGAAAGAATCATTTACCCACCTCATCGAGAAAACCGAGGATGGTCGATGGGAGTTCCAGTGGGACAAGCTGCGTACTGACCAAACGGTAAATGCGGACCCGCGCGTAGTTGAGTTCTTGGAGGATCAACGACACACGTCACTGGATGCGGTCAGCTCGACCTATTTCGAAGAGTACGACTTCGATGAGTATATAGACCTTCCGCAGAATACCAACGGTGATTGTAAACCCCCTGTCGTTTATGATGCATCGCGCCGGACGGTCTTTCTGTGCACCGACATCGTCAATTACACTGGAACCATCAACAAGCTTCTTCAGGTACTCCCGTTAATCGCCACTACTTGGGAGCTCTACGAACTATACGAGGAAAATAAATGGGACCTACAACCCGACAAACATTCCTCGCGACGGTCTAACGATGGGACGCTGATCAACAAAACCATGCGTGGTGATCGACTTCACGACTGGCAGCCCTTTTAGTCCAGTCCGTTTCACACCTATATCACTACTTTGGACAGAAAAACCCCAACTGACTGAGGAAATAACCATGTCGCTTCCCTACACCACAAAAGACCGTTTCTACCCCACACCCAACGGACAGATGGGGCGGATATGTCGTGAGATATATATTCCCGACGTTGATCATCCCGTGGTGTCCATTGGATCATTGGATACCCTTCCCGATGACAACATGAAACAACTCGTTGACATTCGGGTGTTTACGTTCCAAGGTTGTCAAATCGAACCCACGTTCTACAAGAATCGACTGTTCGAAAAAACCACCCTGAACATCGCCGAGAAGAAGCTGTTCTCCAACATCAGCATCGAAGCACTCATCTGCGACGGGCGGCAATTCCGGGTCATGCTGGAGACCCGTGGCATATCACGCTTCTTGGATGTGGATTACTATCCTTCCCTCTCCAAGCATCGCTTTGTGCGTCGCGACCTTCTCGGGGCGATTAAACTCATTATACTGTTCCAAGATAACCGAAAGATGTCGGGGACTGACTGGTTCTTTGACCACAGCGAACCACTGGATAAGTCGAATTTCAAAATCATTGAGAACGGTGTTGTCTGCGATGCCGTGGAGCTGGTCGATGGTTACGAAGTGCATTACTTCAGCGGTAAGGGCCAGATACCTTTGTATTTGAAGAAAACCGAAAACGTCATGGCTGTTTAACGGAGTTCCAACATGCCCAGCAAGTCAGAAGCCCAGGCACGTTTAATGCGTGCCGCGGCCCATGATAAAAAGATCGCCGATGACAATGGCATCGATCAAGAGATGGCGAAGGAATGGGTGCGTAAGGACCAAGAAAAGAAAAAGCAAGAAGACAAGCCCAAGTACACCGAATGGTAGGAGAAGTAACATGTCGTGGAAAACCAACATCGCCCACATCACCGCTACTGCCCTTGGCCGTAAAAACCACAACCTGGACATCGAGTGGCGTCAGATCGTACTCAACGGGGAGGTGGTCATGGTCCCCAACAAGCCCCTGCTGGATACCGTAACGTTCGGTTGGTTGAAGGACCGCCTGTTACCGCTCATGCACGGGGGTGTGGTCAAGATCGAAAACCGGTACTACCGGGTTGGTCTGCCCCGAGCTCGGGACATCGAAACCATCCGAGAAGCAATCAATCCCAACGTGCATTTCTGGGTAAAATCCGCTACGCCGCGGACCTGTCGTCTCGGCCCCCAGAAGGGCAAGTATGTCCAGTTGGCAGAAGACGACATCGCCGACGTGGGATTCCTGCCGGTACTCTACGAGATCATCACCCCGAAACAGAAAGTCAAGGCCCTCTTTGGCGTCTGGAAGCGGGCGCTGATCATGGTCGTCAAGAAGGTCACCCGCCGTGTCGGGTCTTTCCTGAAAAAGGTCTGGGACTACTGCAAGGGCTGGCGCAGTACCTATGTACGGGGCGAGCATCGCCGTGAGATCAGTAAGGGGGTCTTTACCAAAGTGAAGTCCTGCGTTGTGCGGGGTCATTTCTTTGGTGAAGTGGTTACCTGAATAGAGGACAATACCCATGATCGATGACACTCCATCGGGTGTGTTCACCACACTGTCCAACACGAGTCTGGTCATACACGTTAATCGTCATACCCAACTGGGCTTTATAACGGACGATAAAAAACAGTGGTTATTTACTTTCCCTGATTTTGTGGAGGTCAGTCAGTTTCCTAAGGGCGTTGATGTTCACCATATCTCGCTGGGTGGGATTGTGACGTTAATATTCGAAGGGCGTGATGCACCATTATCCAACCTATACGCCTTCACCGCCACTGAACCCCTTTGTGTTCAACGCCCCCTTCAAAAGGAGAACTTTGCCGAAGACTATCAGTACAGCGTGGCGACCTGGACCCTTCGCTGTTTCGATCATGCGGTCAAGGATGATAAAGAAGAACGCTGTCACCGCTACTATGAGGAGTCCACCGAACTGGTACATTCCTCAGGCTATACCCGCGAACAGGCCCACGCCATGGTGGACTACGTCTTCGACCGCCCCAGGGGCGAACTGTCCAATGAGGTCGGTGGGGCGGCGGTCACTCTCGCTGCCCTCTGTGAGGCCAATGGTGTCGATCTCATTCAGGCGACCATCGATGAACTCACTAACATCGAGTCAATGCCCGACAAGATCCGTGCCAAATGGCAGAAGAAACCTACGCATATCAAAGGCCCTAGCGCTAAGGAATCGTAATGTCTTACTCTCATCGTGTTGCCCACTATTTTCATTCCCTTGAAAAAGCCACCACGCGCGATTACAACGGGATGATGTCCGTCGATATCTACACCCGTTTCAATCGCTGGCGCTTTCTCACCAACAGCACTGGCTGGGCGGGGATTCAAGACCTGTTCCTTTTGGAATATGTCAAGGTGGAAGAAGATGGGCCGTCACTTGCTGGCACACCACTGGTACATACCTGGTCGTTCGAAGAAGAAGAAGGGATCAGCTACCGCTACCGGATCCTTGAAGATAAACTGATCCAGGTACTGAACGAGAACGAATACCGTCAGCTTATCGGGACGTTGATCGCACTGGACAGTTACTACCGCAATCCCGACCGGCCCATTACCCAAGTCACATGGAGTGTTCACACCGACGTCGAGGTCTACGAGCTTTACAGTCCCGACACCCAACCGCTTGCTACCCCGTATTTGGGAGACGGTTCTGTTACCGCCGTCGAGATCCTGGTATAACCCCATGAGGTAGTGAAATAAGAGTTCATCGTATGACCACGTATCTGATCTACAAACAGTATCAAGGAAACCTACTCGGCGCCTATCGGGTACCTATCCCTAACCGGGGTGAGAAATACGGCTATCGAACTCAGATGACATTGAAGTCATTCACCAAGGCCCAGAGCTACCTGCGTCAGAACGGGTATACCTGGGCCAGCCTTGTGGTATCTGAACCCGATACCGCCCTGCCGGTGGAGATTGTGAACTGTACTGATATTTGGGATTTCTATCGTAAGTCACACTGGGATTACCGCGCTAAAGTGTTCTGTGGATTAGGAGACTGGTGGTAACTCAACATTAAGGGAGTAATGAAAATGCGGCGTTTAATGGGCATACCGCTATTGGTTCAACATCTGACCGCACTACAGGGAAACGAGGAGCTTCCAGACAATCCTGGTTTCGACCTGTTTGGGTCGGTTGATTTCATCAATGTGTCAGACGCAACAAAGCAACAAATTCTGGACGTTCAACGGGTCATGCAGGATAACCTGATGGGGGAGAACTTCCAGATCATGGGATCGGAGCTCGATCAACTGCGGGGACATGGTTACATCGTGGAAGTGTGCAACAACCGTGACCTGGGTCGAGCAACGGTGGTTGTCTATACCACAAAAGGGGCCTTGGAGGCCTAGGAGTTGTCATGTGGGGATTGTTTCGACTTTACCTCCATCGATGGCATATCGCAAAAGAAAACCGTCGGTTTGTCCGGCGGTTGCGTATGCTGCAAAAGGAAAATCCAACCATCGATTACACTAACGAGCGGGAGATGATCGCCCTACTGGATCAGATTCATGATTGTGTACCACACACGGTTATTGAAGTTCTACCCATCACAGGTGCATTGCGGATTATTGGTGAAACGTTCCAACGTGACGTCTTCACCTTCCATCTCACCCGCCGCGTGAGCAGCTACATCAACGGACATGCCGATAACGCTACCCACCACCTGGTACAAGACTTGTTAAAACAACCCAACCCACGGATTGCGGTTTACGCACAACTACAACTCGATGGAGATATCCAACCCCATCAGCGCACGTTCTACCTTGCTGGGGAGCGGGGAACGGCGTTTCATGTGTGGCTAAACAGTGGTCCGTGATCGTACCACAGTGGAAAATACCCACTGAGTCTATTATCTGAAACTCAAAAGGAAGGAGACCCTTTTACCATGCGTTACACTGACAAACAGCTGATTGCCGCCATTGCCGACAACCTGAGTGCCTATCAGGAGGTGTTGGTCGAACACGCCAACTCCGGCAACACCTACGATCAAGAGATCGAGCCGACACTGCGGCTGACCCTTGATCAACTCAAGAAGCTGACCGGGCGGTCACGCTGTCGTCAGGCGTTCATCGACGCCATCATCGACGGTCTGTTCGATGCCGGACTGGAAGCGCATTACATCGATGGCGAAGGGATCTCCATTACCAAACGTGCTGAACGTTTGGAGGTTGAGTTTGATTCGCTGAACGATCTGTTGCAAACCGTTAAGAAAGTGGAACACAAGAAGGCGGCATGAGCATAACCCCTCCCCGCCTAGGGGAGGGAGATATACCCGATTTGACACCCGCAGGAGTTTTACCATGGCCCGTAGCAAGACCAAAAAGACCGCCAAGCGTAGTACCGCCCGTTCGAGCAATGCCGTCAAAAAGCTGCAACGTTACCTGAAACAGTTCTACTATTACCGCTGGCACTCCGACCAGGATGATACTCCGCTGGTCACGCACCGTGGCTATCGGGGACTGATCAAACCCGCGACCATGGATGAGATCGAATTCCAGGTCCACTACACGCCCTTCATCTGGCAGTGCGTGTCAATCACCTACTGTCGGGATCAGTGGGGCAAGGAGTATCGGCTGTTTGGGTTTGGCAATACCTCCGAACCGATTCGTGTGGGTAAGCAATCGCTGCGCCCGCTACTAACGGCAGCTATCAAGCACGCTGAAGACAATGCCAACAGCAAGCACATCTATGCCCGTGGTGTGGTAATGGCACCATGGTCAAAAGAGTTCCCCGACCTGATCTCCGTGGTACGGGCCCGCAAGAAAGAACTCTTCCTGACAGAAGACGACGTCGTGGGAATCTCCGACTACCTGAGCGAACAGGCGGTCGTGTTTGAATACGATAAAGAGGAAGCCGATGACATTGATCGGCAAATCGCTAACCTCATTTAACCGGAGTTTATGGTCATGTCCACCCCGAAGAAACGTGTTCGTGATATCCGCAAGCAACTGGTCGATGCGAACTACGCCTACTATGTTCGTGATGAGCCAATCATGACAGACCCGGAATACGACGCGCTCTTTCGGGAACTGGAATACCTGGAGACAGAACACCCTGACCTACTGACACCGGATTCCCCTACCCACCGGGTGGGGGCACCACCGGCACCGGGGTTTACCCAAATCTCTCATCGAACGCCCATGTTGTCACTGGCTAACGTGTTCGACGAAGAGAACCTGGAAGGGTTTATTCAACGTGTCGCCAAGGAGCTGAAGGAAGACCCTGAAACCCTGGCCTTCACCTGCGAACCCAAGTTTGATGGGATTGCCATCTCTTTGGTATACCGTGATGGCTACCTACATACCGCCGCGACTCGCGGCGATGGGACCATCGGCGAAGATGTCACCCACAATGCTCGCACCATTCGCACCATCCCCTTGAAGTTGATCGGTCCCGCTCCGGCGGAATTGGAGATCCGTGGGGAAGTGGTCATGACCCATGCCGATTTCGTGCGCTTTAACGAAGCAGCGGCAGAGAAAGGAGACCGGTTATTTGCCAACCCACGCAATGCCGCAGCCGGATCCATGCGGTTGTTGGATTCACGGATTACGGCGGCACGACGCCTGACCTTCATTCCCTACCAGGTGGTTGAATCCCTCGATACCCAGCATCCGTCCCATAGTCGCAACATGGAGCATCTGCAGGTCATGGGCTTCAGTCCTCATGGACGACCTAAAGTCGTCAAGGGGATTACTGAGGCCATGGCGTACTGCCATAAACTTCAAGAGGATCGAGAATCCCTACCGTTTGATATTGACGGCATGGTCGTCAAGATTGATCGTCTCGACCAGCAACAACAGTTGGGGTTTCTCAGTCGTACACCGCGGTGGGCAACGGCCTACAAGTATCCTGCCCAAGAAGGGTCCACGGTGTTAAACGGTGTGGACTTTCAAGTCGGACGGACTGGGGCAATCACCCCAGTTGCCCGTCTAGAACCCATCGAACTGGGCGGTGTTGTGGTCAGCAATGCCACGTTGCATAATGTCGATGTGATCGCAACGCTTGGGGTCAAGGTCGGGGACCGTGTCATCGTGCGTCGCGCTGGAGACGTCATTCCCCAGATTGTCCGAGTACAAGACGCCAATGGCACCACACCCATTGTCTTCCCTACCACCTGCCCGGTCTGTCACGCACCCACCGTACGAGTTGACAAGCAAGCGGTGATCCGTTGTACCGGTGGGTTTCAGTGCCAGGCCCAACGCCGAGAACGCCTCAAGCATTTCGTGAGTCGTAAGGGTTATGACATTGACGGCTTTGGAGACAAGCTGATTGACCAGTTGGTGGAGCGAGATCTACTCCATGGTCCACAAGACCTGTTTCGCTTGACGCAGGAACAACTCAGTCAAGTCGACCGTATGGGGGAGCGGTCCGCCAAGAAACTCCTGGAGGCTGTAGAGGAGGCCAAACAACGTATTACCCTACCTCGGTTCCTATTTGCCTTGGGTATCCCGGAGGCGAGTGAAGGGACCGCCAAACGACTGACTCGGCGCTTCGGCTCACTGGAGCGTATTCGCCATGCCAGTTATGATGACTTACTGGAGGTTGAGGACATCGGCCCCATCGTGGCCACCAATCTACGATCGTGGTTTGACGATCCAGTTAACCAAGACACCCTAGCGCAGTTGGGTGAGTTTGGGGCTCTACCCGAGGATGTCGTCGAGATCGGCCCACAGCCGCTCTCAGGGGAGACCTGGGTATTGACCGGGTCATTAACCGACTTAACCCGTGACGCCGCTAAGGCACGCTTAGAGGCGCTTGGAGCGACTGTCTCAGGCAACGTCTCCAAGAAAACCTCCTATGTCGTCGTTGGGGAGAATGCCGGTAGCAAAAAAGCCAAGGCAGGAAAACTGGGGGTCCCGTGTTATGACGAGGCCATGTTGATTGATACGCTGACGCGCCATGAGGAAGCGTCCTAGATACGAGAGGAGTACCATGATGTATCGTTGGTTACGGATGATGATTGACCGCCACGAGGCACGGCAGGCAAAGAAACAACGCAAAGAGGCACTGGATCGGTACGGATGGGAAACAAAATGTCCGGGGTGTGAACGTCCCATGCATGCCGACGATACCGTGGTGCGCTTTCGGGACACCGATTACCACTGGCACTACCTGTGTCAATGTGGTACGGTAATCCACTACCTGTTGATGATGTTCCCTACGAAGGTCGGATATGGACGCTGGCGCTGTGGGTTAAACGCCCCAGGAACTCCCGGAGGGAACCTCAACGGTCAGTGGTACCCACTTCGATTGGAACAAGGCGAGCCCCTCTACCATTACGCGCCCACCGACCTCCACTACGTCTACAGTCCTCATGACAAGAAGATGATCACCCTGCTGACCGACCAAATACCGTGGTCCAATCGTGGCTTCAACATCATCTCCCTAGCTATCGGCACCACCGTTACTCACGACGGTGTTGATTGGTGGTTCGATGGCGTTAAGTTTGTTGTCCGGAACACTCACCTCGAGTAATACAAAAAGGAACGGTAATCATGAACATACATGCTGAAGAAATCGCCCAAGGGAGCCTCTATCCCAGCACCAGTTACAGCAAGGCACACTATAAGGTCGTGGGTGGACACCCAGGCCTTGGTGCTGGTGTCCTGGGTTGGCACATCGACCAATACGAGGCTGAACACAATGCCCGCGTGATCAATGAACATGGTGGTGCTGCCCGAGTCGATCCGGTAACACCGGAACGGACCGGCGCCGACCATAATGGTTGGCTGTTGGTGGATGACTGGCGTGAAAACGCGCTGGCTGACACGGTGGTCCGTAATGCAGAGGATGCCTGCTGGGCCATTCGGTCGAAGCCCGTCGAGGTCCTGTTTCTCGATTATTCCCTGGGCATCGGGGACACTGGTCTGGACGTCCTGGAATGGGCCCTCCTGACTGACCGTCTTCCCAAGCGGGTCTGTATCGTCTCATCCCACCCGGAGGGCGTACCGCGGATCGAAAAGTTCCTTACCCGCAATCGCTACGTCTTTGTACCTGACCCGACTGAGGTGGATGGAAAGACCCTGCCCAGTCACTGGCGTCTACTGACGCCCAACGAAGCACGCCCCAAACGCAAAGTGGTCGTGTATCTCAACCGCTGAGAGGAGTCATCGCTATGTCGATGTTTTATACCGGCGTCGGTAGCCGCAATACCCCTGAGGCTATCCAGCTGATCCAACAACAGCTGGCCATGCACCTGGAGGGGCGAGGTTATGTGTTGCGCTCCGGAGGCGCTAAAGGGTCCGATAACGCCTTCGAAAAGGGCGTGACCGTACCGGAGTACAAGGAGATCTTTGTTCCCTGGTCGGGCTTTAACGGCTATACCGGTGGACCTGGAGTGATCGACATGACCGGTCTGGAAAACCGCGGGGAAGCCGCCAGCATCGCCGAGACCATTCACCCTGCGTGGGATCGACTGTCCCGTGGGGCGAGGGCCCTCCATACCCGAAACGTGTATCAGGTGCTGGGGCTTGACCTGAAAACCCCCAGTCGCTTTCTGCTCTGCTGGGCGGAGTATCAGGGTAACAACCGCAACGTCGTCAAAGGAGGAACCAACACTGCCGTCCAACTGGCATTGCGTAATGGGGTACCGGTGCTGAACATGTATGGTGCTCCGAACTATGATGCCGTGATCGAGAAACTCGCGCCCTATCTCGATTAACCCCTGAGGGCGTCCATCTCCCTGTGTTAGGCAGGAGGTTGTATGACACTGCAAATCGGCAAGCTCATACGTAAGACCTATGAAACCGACAATGGTGAGTTCCATCTTTACGTCCTGTATTGTCCAGGGGGTAAGTTTGAAACCGCCACTTACCGGGGAACGGACGCCCCACCACCACGCAAGACCGTGGAGTACCAGCTAAGTGGGGAGTGGATCACCCACCCACGCTTTGGACGGCAGTTTGAGATCCACAGTTACCAGAAGACCGGCAAACCAGGCCATCGCGGTGAAAGCCGTCAGATGGTGACCAACATCAAACGACTCAAGGAAACACCTATGACCGAGCAAGCCGCTGAAACCAAGACGCGCACCGAAGACTACTATGATCGGGACAGTGAGGTTATCCTCAAGGAAGAGCGCGACAAGTTCATGGAGCAGGTGGTCGATGCCGTGGATCGGCGCATCGTCACTGCCGCCGATGAAGTCGAGGACTGTCCCAGTGACTGCATGGAGGAACTGGTTCGTGAACAAATCCGGGGAACTGCCGTGGATGTCCTCAATGTCATCGACAACGGGGGTTCAGGGAAAGGGTACTTCCTGATCGAAAAGACCGACGATCTGCGGATGATGCCTGCCAGCGAAAAATGCTACGAAGAATACAAGGCAGACGGACCAGTGACAATCGGTTTGGACCTCACTGAAAAGGGGTCGCTCGCCCAGGAGATGCTCGATCGCATCTATCCTGACGACGAGTAGTGGACCACAGGCCTCTCTTTTACGGAGAGGTCTTTTTTTTTTAGCATTCTAAAAAATCTGAGACCTATATAACTAAGGTGAATAAACGGAAAGAATTATAAAGTACTTATCCTTAGGAGGTGTGCCATGAGCATCCAAGAATTCCAAGAGTATCGCAAAGCCTATCAGCAGCGTGAAGCCCAGCGCCTCGCGGCAGAAGCCCTTGCCCGTCTCAGCCAACAACGTTAAAAGGGAGCAGGAACATGATGGAACATATCACCCCCGACATCGCCATTGCTGGTCTGATCGCTCTTATCGCCCTGTGGCGTAAGGGCGCCATGTGGGGTTTCCCGTACCCCATGGGTCGACCCAATGGCTTTAAGGTTATCCTTATCGCTATCGTGGCCGTGGTCGCCACCATCGAACTGAAAGAGGCGGGCTACGTGTTCACCTCTCTGGCAGTTGCGGCAAGCCTTGGTCCTCTCGCCCTGAGCGGTTGGGTCAAGATGTCCCGTTACGCATAACCCCATTAAAAAACGAAAGAACGTAAAAAGGAAATCAGCATGTTCGCACTTGATCTCGTCATTTTCGCCGCTACCCTCCTCATCGCTCTGAACCAAATCATCGTTGGCTGGAAGGTGCTTCCCAACCTGCCGACCTCGATCATCGTGGTCAACCTGGTACTGACGGTGGTTGTCGCATCAGCCCTTGGCTACATTGGATTCAACTTCGCTACCCTCGGCGTCTTGCTTGCTGGGTGTGTTCGGGTACTGATGCTGGTGTTGGCCAACAGCCGTAGCAACGCGTAACAGATACCGCCGCCTCTACGGAGGCGGTTATTTATTTTTTTATCTAGGGGGTTTAGCATGTTCCGTCTTCTAAGTTTTGCATCAGCCAGTACTGAGCGTTGTTTCGTCCAGTTTCTGCAGGTTGTGTTGGCCGGTTACGGGGAAGGCCAAGTTCCGGACCTGCACCTTCAACCTACCGACCGGCGTGAAGGGATGGACCAGCGGCGGCTGGCGATTCGCATTTCACCCGAACAGCTGGTGTTAGGTCGGCCCTACAGTACCGAACCCAGTGAGCTGCGTGTGATCCAGTCACTAGAACTCCCACAGCTGCTCGCTAAGCGCTCTTCGTTGGTGAGTCTGTGTGATGACCTTATGGAGCTACTGCGTTGTATCTACGAGGGTCATGGGAGCGTAGAGCGCCAAGGCCACTTACCGGCCTATGGTGATACCCCCGCCCAAATCACCAGCGGGGTCGTCTCCCATAACGAAATGAAAGAACAGCTACGTCTCCTGTTGGATGAGGTCCGTACCCGTGAAACGGACACACTGGAAATCGTACTGAAGGAAAACGGGATGGTGTCTTTCTACCATCGTCACCACGATCAAAAACATACCTACCGTCCCTGCCGGGGACGGTGGTATTTCCGTTATGCAGAGTAACTAAAATGAACCCGAAAAACGTGGGGCGTACTGTCCCCAATCATCACCGCTACGAGACCGTCAAGGAGTCACCCATGAAAAAGTTCTTTCTGATGCTGTTCGCTATGGTTGCCTTTGGTGGCATGGCGGATGCTCACGCCGACTGGTGGTACTACGAAACACCTTCGTTCTATACCGCTGAGTTCCCCAACGAGATGGGTTGTTACATGGAGGTGGGGCCACAGTACCTGGGCCAAAAACTTCTGGTCCGATGTCGTCCTAAGGAGATGGACTCGATAACCGAACGGGTCACCATCAAGGAGGATGGCGGGCAGATCTACGTTGAAACCATTCAACGGATCACCCATGCGGACTGCACCGGGGGTACCTGCGTCGACACCACCACAGGAGAATACCTCGGTAAACTGGACTACCCTGCCGATAGCGATGTTTGGAAAGGTCTGCACATGGACCAAATCCAACTGCTTCGAGGCTTCTACCTCAACCGCGATCCTGATACCGGGTATGCCCGTATCTACCGTAAAGGTACTGGACCGTTGGCAGATGCATTCCAGGTACCCCTGATCGAGAACGATGCCGATGCCTTCTACCGTCACACCGAGGGGATGGCACCTGTCAGTAACACCACGTCTCAAGAAACGACCAACGCCCAGAAAACCTACACGTTGTGGTGTAACCCACGTGGGGACTTCTGTGACTATACCGACGATGAGGGGATCGATTACCGGTTGCGGCGTGAAGAGCTTCCGGAGTATATCCCCATTGCCACCGATACCAGTGACTGTTACATGGAAGTCTGCCACAATGCCGACATGGAGGTGATTGGGCTAAATCCCAACTACCACCTGTTCCGGCAATAACCCAAGGAGCATCACCCATGACGAACAAACCGGAATGTCCTATCTGTAAATCTTCTTCCCGGGTTCACAAAGTGAACACCGCCAGAAAAGTCTGTGCCTCCGCCGGTGCTGTGGGTGGTGCGTGCCTGGGGTTTGCTGCTGGCTATGCAGGCGCTAAAGGAGCGTCTGAGCTCGCAGCACACTTCGGCTTCAAGAACACGGTCTTTACGTTTGCGGGGTGGAACATCCCCGCGATTGCCGCTGGGCTGACGGCCGCTGGCCTCGCCGGCATCCTGATGTCGACGATGACTGGGGCAGGTGCTGGCGCATTCTCAGGTGCCACAGCCGGACAACAGATCGACGATGCGCTGGAGTTGAGCGAGCATTACTGTCGTCGCTGCAGGGCCAAGTTCGAGTAACATCCAGTAGTTATCTTTAATCGGAAGAATGTAAAAGAACCCAAAGGGGCTATTAGATGAGCACTATGCTGAACCGTCGTCTTCAAGAGGACAACCGTATGTCAGAACTCAACGATGCACTCGAAGCTGTCCGAGACGTCATCCGACCCCACGAGCTGGACACCATCCATGACTCCAGCCTGATCCAGGCTGGGCTTATTACCCTGAACTTCACCCTGGGCCACACTGGTCTGCGGTGGCTGTTCACCCGACACACCTACTGCTTCATCGGCCTTGCACGTCAAATTGGTGCACTGGGCAGTGAGATCAAGAACCGGGGAACCGGCAACTCTACCTACAACCTGGATGCCTCGGTGGTGGGTACAATTTGCATGTGGCTGGTTCGGGAGCGGGCGAAGGAAGAAAACCGCGAACTCAAGTCCACGGTGGGGATGCGGCTGGTCAACGAATACCTCAAGGTGTTCCACGTCCCCAGTGATCTGCAAAGTCTGATCCGCGCGGAGTTCCGTCATCACTTCCAGATGTACATCAGTGATGATGGGAAATACCAGTGTGGTATGAACTACCTGAAGATCCGGGAGGTTAAAAGCAACCGCCGGGGCTCTGGGGGTGGTCGGGTCGTTCCGATCGCACCTCGGGGAGAATAACTAGGGGCCCTTCGGGGCCTCTTTTTTTTTTTGCAAAATACAAAAGTTACCCATTACATGACAATGTTACTTTAGCGAGTTTCGTAATGGCTGACCAATTGAGTTATCGTCCTGGCGATCGGATTGCATTAGAAGACCCGAATTTAATCGAATATGCGGCGCTCGGTGTGGGGTTAACGGGTGGACAATGGGCCACTGACGGCAGTACTTTTTGGCTTCCTCACAGGGAAGGACCGTGGTGCCCACTCGGTGTTGGTGATCATGCCCTGGATCTGGTCACGCTCGGGGGTTTCCATGTCGGAACTACCTGGCTGAAAAGCGATCAAGTACAGGTAGTCGTGCATGTTCCTGGTGGGCATATTGCCGCAATGGTCCTGACAGGTCGACACCCCCAACAGACGTTTCGGGACACGGTTACCTTAACTGCAGCACAACTTTATTTACGCAAGAAAACCCTGGAGGAGCTGGCATGATTTTATTTTGTGATTGTGAATTCAATAGCCTGGGCGGTAAATTGATTTCACTGGCGTTGGTATCGGAAGATGGTCAGCGGGAATTCTACGAAGTCCTGGATGTCCAAGATACCATTGACCCCTGGGTCCAGAAGAACGTCATGCCGTATTTGGAAAAAGCCCCGGTCACCTATGCCGAGTTCCAATCCAAACTGCGTGCCTTCCTCAAGCAGTTCCCCAAGGTTCACGTGATGGCCGACTACCCCATTGACATTATGCATTTGTGTCAGTGTCTGGAAACCGGACCAGGGGATTGGATGGAGATCCAACCGATTACCTTTGAGATCCTGGAAGAGTTGTCGGGTAAGGCGTCCAAGGTACCCCATAACGCGTTACACGACAGTCGGGCGATCCGTGATAGCTGGCTGGCCCTGGAGGGAGCGGTTGACTAATGGCTATCTTACACCACCACGATGATAAGAAACAAAAACACCAAAGTCATGAAGTTCACTTTAGTCACAGTGACTGTGGTGTCGATTGTTATGGACACATTGATCTGACCGGCTACGGGGCCGATCGTTCGGAAGCCCACACTAACTTTATCAGTGGTGCTGAAGCATTAAAGGAGCAGCTTCAACTCGCCATCGACCAAGCTCATCGTGAACAGGAATCTCTTTAATGAAATCACATAAAAACATTCAATCTCCCCTAGCGCTGATTGAGCAGCGACCTGTTCGGCGGACCCGGGCGGAATCCACCCTGCGTCGTTTAATGGCCACCAGCTATCCCCACGCCCTGTTCAGTAACGTAGCCATGACACTGGTGAAAGCGGCTGGGGAGCAAGAGACCAAGTCTCTGTTCGACCTAGCGACCATGTTATGTAATGAAGAGAAGGACATGAGTTTTCTGGACTTCCCACGCTATATGGAACTCCAGCGGGTTGGTGACGTGATTCATCTGAAGGTCAAGCGCCTGGTAATTGATCCAGACATGGAACAGATCAAGGACATCCGCCAGAATCACGAGGCGCTGTGTGACATCAATGTTCAACTCGATCATGCCGAAATCGAACTACACGACATGAAAATTAAAGACCTAGCCGAGTACCTTATTCAGGAATTCTATCAGGTTTCGGTTCCCCATTTCAAACGGGAAAAAGCGATTGAACGGGCTAAGTGGGAATTACAGAAAAAGGACATTCAGCAAGGAGGTGGGTCCTTAGAAGAGGTTAAGTTTACCACGGAAAAACAAACCGTGCGTTACGCTGATGTAGTAAACTCCGTGGTGGCCAGCCTCACCAAACCGTTCTTCCATATCTCCCTTTCCACCAAGACCCTAACCTGTCATGACCAGGACTTACGTGTGGTTGCAGCATAAAAGAACCCCTCCCCAGTCGGGGAGGGGATATGTCACCAATCCAGGTATTGAGGACGCGTGGACATCACCTCACGCTGTTCTTGCTTGAGGTTGTAAGTAGCAGACACTTCATAGTCTTCACTAGAGACGGTCAACGTACCATCGCTTTCCTCAACCTCAAAGGGCGAACGAATACCCATAATAGCACTGACCTGTTGTTGGCTCCAGGCCAGTATATCGCCGGAACGTGTTGAGATATTGGGTTCATTCCCCGTATCCAGATGGCACTCCCATACCGTCGTCTGAGTATCAGCCCCCAGACGGTGGATACGACTAATGGCTTGCTCATGGATATAGGCGCGGAAAGGGGCATTCAACATGATCATGGTGTCAGCCATGGTCAGCGGCACTGCGGTTGACAGTGACTGGTAGGTTGCCACCAGCGGGTTGAGGTCTTCTTGCTGTTCAAACAGTTGGACCGTTTTATTCAACTCACTGTTGGTTTTCCCATAGACCACCACCGGGTTAAGGTCACTCTTTTCGAGGTGCGCCTTGGTGGCTTCCAGCGCTTCCACAAACGAGGTGAAGACCACCGTCTTCTTGGGCGTGGACCCACAGACACCAGCAAAGTCCACATGGGGAACCATATCCACGTGACACTCAATACGCTTACGCCCCAATACCCGACCCAGCGCTTCGCCTTGGATTTTCAAGTTAACGTACTTGATCACCGACTTGACATCCTTGAACCGTTCCCGGTGTTCCTTGGGTAGCATCGGGATAACGACCTCTTTCTCCCAGCGGTTGGTCCACTTGATCTCCTCAGCAACAAACCGCGCATCACCACCGGCTTTCTGGATAGCTTTGACATAGGTACGGTACTGTTTGAGTTCGTCCTTGTGACGCTTATTCGACGTTGTCTTCAAGAACACATCCAACATCTCGTCGTAGAACTTCTGGTCGTCCTTGCGTCGACTGTTGTAATACTTGGCGCGCTCATCGATGAAGGCTTTCATGTCCCGGCGAATAGCAGTAAGGGTGTAGTCCTTGCCATTCGGGATCACCACGGGGAGTTTCTTGATGATGGGCTTATCCAGACCTAACTGGTGTTTCTCCACTTTGAACGAGATCAGTCCGATGCGGTGTTTGAGGATATCCAACCCACGGTTACCATCCCGACCGTAGATCTTACGGAACCGTTCCTCAACATCCGGGGTGAAGTAGGGGTCGATTGCTCTCAACAGAGGCAGGGCTTCAGCGCCCAGGGCTTTGATGGGAGTACCCGATGCCCAGATAACATCATCTGCTGCTACTTCTTCAATCAACTGGAGATAGAGTTGGGTGCGTTGCGAGGACATCTCGTTGAGGTTATGAGACTCATCGAGAATCACCATCGTCTTACGTGATTTGAGTTTATCTACAATCGGTAGGAGTTTATTCAGTGACTCATAGTGGGCAATGACCACCCGCTCCCCGTTATACGGTTTGCCGTGCTGTTGAACCCAATAGGTCGGAGGTTTCTTGAAGAGCTTCTGGACTTCTGCCTCCCAAACCCGTTCGGTAGCATTCTTGGGTGAGATGACGATAATACGTTCAGCCCCCAGACACTCCGCCAATGCCAGATTGATGTAGGTCTTACCACTACCCGCAGCGGCAGCCAGTAGATACCCACGGAGCTGGTATTGTTGGGTCAGACGATCGTACGCCTCGAAAAACTCCTGCTGGTAGTCCTTCGGGGTATAGATCAGATTCGTCAATTTACGTAGATCCAGACGCGGGGTGGTCTCTAACTGTGTGTCCTGTAACCAGGTATTCTCCAGTAGCAGGTTCTTGATCTTGGTGAGTGTGCGCACATTGGTATGGCGACTCCGGTGGGTCGTCATCGTTTCCAACATGTACATGACATCAGTGGCGAAGAACAGGGGGAAGGCTAACGTGTTACGCGACAGTGTCGTGAACATGTTTTTATTGATACGCGACGTACGCCAGATTTTAGAGATGTCACGTGCCATGGTATCGGCAGGAATCCCTGTTACCACAATTTCTTTTTCCGTTTGTACAACCTTGATATTCCCGAGTATGCGCCTAACCTTGGAAAACATAACGATCCCTTAACGTGAGTGAATAATTAATGCTATACCATTTCGCATAAACCCCTCCCACTAAAGGGGAGGGGCGGTATGGCATTAACTGGCCACGGTTGGGCGAATGGTCAGTACACAGTTCTGCGCCCGGAACGTGGAATCACCCGTCTGGGTAAACCCGGCAGTCTCATGGTAGACACTCAGGTCCAAGGTCATTGCCGCCCCGGTACCTGTCACCATGGTTTTCAGGATAATGGGTACGTGTTGGGTATTGTCGTACTCACGCCACAGGCGTTGCAGGGTTGACGCTTGAGTGACGGTATCCACGTCGACGCGCGATTGAACTTCAATGCCGTCCAGTGCTTCAGCGGTGGCACCTTCGGTCACGAGTTCCAGATACCCTTCGACGAGATACTCCACCCCAGTCTCTAGAGTGACATCAGTGGTCAGGAAGATATCCGTTCCACTGATCGCGGTCTGATCACCAGAAAAGACTCGAGTACTCCCTGGATCAGAAACCGCGATTGTCTGATTGTGTGTAATGGCCGCTTGGACAGTATCGAACTTATCCTTAACGGCGTTGACGTATCCTTCTAATGATGCCCTTAATGCAGTAAGGTCCATCGGTTGCTCCTTGTTGCTGGTCGGGAAAACGGAAACATTGCATGTTAGTTACGCTATACCATTTCGACGTAAAAGAGCCCTCCCGGTAAGGGGAGGGCAATCAACCGTAACGAGCAAGCAAGAGCACAGGCCATTTCCGAAAGGACACGTCCAGCACTATATAATACGTACACAAACAAATACTTAACTACGGCATAGATGCCCTCCCCGAAGGGAGGGCGTTGTGTTGGTAGCCTGGGTGAGGATACGGTCACCTCTCGGTGATTGGTTTGCCCTCAGCCCGTAGTATCGGAACTTATCCTCCTACGGACCCCTTTGCGACTGGATCACCCCCTTGTAGTATGACCTGTAGGTCGACACTACCAACACTATATCATTACTACACAAACAAATACTTAAGTGGATGATAATACAGGTGAATGTAGCGTTCGCCTATTTGAGCGTAGTAAAGGAGCACGTTAGTAGACGTGATCTTAAATCCATCACCGTGGTTCCTTTTCTGGCTGACACTGGTGCAGTGGTATTCCATCCGTGGTGGGTGTGGAATCCAGGAAACTGTGTCCGTGGTGTCATCAACGCCAAAAGGGCCGTCGGTACTCAATCGCCGGATGATGCCTGCGCACCGCAACGTCGTGGCCGTTGTATGGACCTGCATTTAGGCTAAGAACCCACCACCATGTAGTGCTATTATCGCATAGATACTCCCCAGCGGGAGTCGCCCATGAGGGCTCGATGGCTAAACCACCCTCCTTCGCTCTCCGGTGTTGACACTGGGGGCCGAGGAGGGGGTTTATGCCGTAAAGTATTACGGATCTAATATAAATGGTATGACGAGATCAGTGAGACTCATTAAAAGAATTTTACTCACACACGCAGAGAGAACACCATGGAATTAGATCCAGCTAGCATAAGTGACATAGAACCTCAACACCTTTGTTTAGATTGCGATTTTTGGGAAGGGTTTGAGACCTTCATGGACCCGCCTCTAGAGATGACCCATTTCACACCCGAAATGGAAAACGATAATTGTGACCTCTATCTACTAAATCAACAATAACACCCTAACCGTGAGAGGCTCGTAGCATGCAGTCGATTACCGATACCATGATGACCCGTCGTGCACTGGAACTCTACCACCTTGATTTGGTAGATGTTGCACCCCACCCCATCGAGGACTATAGCCGCACACCAATGTGGTTGGGTAATGGGTATTTCCAGATGGATGACAACCGACCTAAATTGTTATCTATCTGTCATCCTCATGGAGGGTTAGGTGTCTTCTTCTACTTCTTTACGAGAGAAGAACCATGGTGTCACATGCAGGTGTTTGCTGGGGAACCAATGCGGTGGGATGAGTTATCTTCCGGCAATCGCTGGGAGCTATGGCGACAACTCAATGCCTTTTATAGTCACGGCAAAATGAAGTACCCACCACGCCTGGCTGAATATCTGACCAATCGACTCAATGACTACGGTCTATTGAAAGTCTCCCTCGGGGGACGTAGTAAACTTAAAGTCACGCAATGTTTAGAAAGTGGACTTCGCAATACCTGTCCCATTTACAAACCGCGGTGACGATGTAGCACACCCTCCCAAGTGATGGGAGGGGTGTATGCCCAGATGCAGGAAAAACTACCCGTTCTATCAATCCTGTGTTAAGCCCACACCCATGCCTTAGGAGACCATATGAGCGCAGATAGCTCTCCCGAAAAAGAACGCCCCAACATCGTTAGTTCCCGGCCGATCACCTACCAGATTGGTGACTCGTGCTTTGCCGTTCAGGAACACGTTGAAGATGGAGTGGCCAGTACGGCACTGAAGCTTTTCCAAGGGGCACGGGAACCACACACCTTCATCCATGCCGACGGGGCACTGATGGCCATTTCTGTAGAGCCCCTCCCGGATCATGGTGGTGTCTACATTGGCATCCTGACATACTTGGGAGATACCCAATATCTTGCGACATTGGCCATTGAAGACCATGACGGCCTCACGCATCAGCGGGTAGAGTTGGAGTTTGATGCTCACGCCAACGATGACCTTGCATTGCGCTACGATCACCAACGCAACGTCTTGTTCGTGACCTCTCATCATAGCGACGGGACTCTGGCCCGCGTTGACAACATCATCAAAGGGAAAGCGGCATGATCCTGTCGGACCGTACAATAAAATCACTGTGTGAACCACCCTACCATTACGAACACGCCGTAGAGATCCGGGAATATGAAAGCGGGGTAAGAAGCGCAACCATCGACTCAAGTCGAAGTATTTATAATGATGGGAAGCCGATGATCGCCCCGTTTGTTTCCGAACAAGTACGTGAGGTCGACGAACAGAAGATCGTCAGTTATGGTTTGGCGTCATATGGCTACGACGTTCGTCTCGCGGATGAGTTCAAGATTTTCACCAACGTCCGCAATGCCATTATCGATCCCCTCAACCCTGACCCGGATTGTTTCATCGAGCATCGGGGTGATCACTGTATCATTCCCCCGAACAGCTACATCCTCGGTCACACCATCGAAACCTTTGATATTCCTCGGGATGTCATGGTCGTGGCGGTGGGTAAATGTCTTGCTGGGGATACGCTGATCACCGATCCCGACACCGGACTTATCCGGAGGATGGATGAAACCAGGGGGATGGTTAACATTCAGGGAGTTGACACCACAGCCACCAACATAAACAAATATGCAACCGAAGGACTTATCTGCAATGGCAGGTTACCGATGGTTAAGGTCACTACTGCCCGAGGTTTAACCATCACTGCAACCGAAACACATCCTTTGCGTAAATGGAACGGTTGGTCGCCGATAAGTGAACTTTCAATTGACGATCGCATTGCGGTTGCGCGACGCGAGTATGTTGAAGGCACCAATGTAATCAGTCCTCAAGAAGCTCGTCTCCTTGGTTATATGACTGCCGACGGTCAATGTGATACATCTGGCCACTCCCCGGTATTCACTAAAGCGGATCCTGCGGTTATGGCTGCGTTTATTAACGATGCTGAAACCTTCGGGTTCATCGCCGCTTCTCGTGACGAAGTAAGTGTGCGGTTAGTGAACCGTCAAGGTCGCGGCGGCAGTATGGAAAGAAACAAAGCCGCCCTTTGGTTAGAGAACCATAACCTTAATGTTCTTTCCAAAGAAAAAACAGTTCCCGAGACGATTCAAACAGCAACCTTGGAAGGAGTGGCTGAGTATATCGCTGCGTTATTCACCTGCGATTCCTATTTTGGTCATGTGCGCGAGGACGGAGTTGGTGCGCAGCTAGAGTATTACACAACCAGTGAGTTACTGGCCAAACAGGTGCAGATTTTGCTCCGTCGTTTTGGACTATTCTTCGGAATGACGGAAAAAGAGAAATTTCTGGGGGAGACTAAACATAAACTTTATTCGTTGATCACAACCACGCCAGATACAATAAAAGCATTTGCGCAAACCATCGGTTTCATCCCAGGTAGTCTAAAACACACCAAATTGAAACATTGGCTAACCCTCGATGTAAAGAGCACTCATACCAACTGGGATACACTACCGGTCGATGCATGGGACGACATAGAGCGCATTTTAAAACGCCTAAATATATCATGGCGTCAAATTGGACTAAGGAGGTCTACTACTCAAGGGATTTCATTGCCGAACCTACGTAAAATAGCAGCAAGTATCGGCGACGAGGAACTGACATGCCTTGCCAATCCAGATGTAGTGTGGGATAAAGTAGTTGATATAGCTCCCGCAGAAGAGCAACTGGCCTACGATTACACTGTGCCTGAAGTGCATAACTTCATCGCAAGTGGAATTGTTGTCCATAACTCTACCTACGCCCGGTTGGCAGCAATTGTCAACGTCACCCCAATCGAGCCGGAGTTCAAGGGTCAAGTGGTGATTGAAATTGCCAACTGTTCACCCCTACCCCTTAAAGTTTACGCAGGACAAGGCATTGCCCAGTTCCTGTTCTTTAAGGGTGACCGTCCCTGCGAGGTGTCCTACGCCGACAAGGGCGGTAAGTACCAGAACCAAACCGGATTAACGCTAGCCCGACTTTAATGCATCCCTCCCTACGGGGAGGGTGACTTTATGCACTATAACAAAAGAGGTTGTTAATGGGACACACGTTGTTGGTTAAAAACCGTCCATACATGTTAGATTTCTATTTACCGATCAACGGGCGGGGTTCGCTGGACAACGGCACCGAACTCCATGTACAGTTGACCCTCACACCGTATGAAATTGTGACACGTACCAAACACACTGAGAGTCTGGCCGAGGTTGTCATTCAGGGTATGTTGGGGCTCTATCGCTACACGGCAATTTTCCCCAACCAGGACTGGAGCAAACTGTGTATCTACGACACGGTGGCATTACAGCGCGAAAGTCTAGAGCAGGTCGCTGAACGACATGACGTCATATTAGGGTATGCCGGACCTGTGGTAAAGCACCGAGTGCGTCCTCACGACACTATGATGGTCACTGATGAACTTCCCATCTTTGATCAGTATTACGATGCGGATGATTACCCCGACTGGCGGTTAGGGATTGAACACAACGGTCGAGACGTGCCGCTCTATATTCCCTACTGCACCAAAAAGGCAATATCATGATTACCTGTTTTTATCACAAAGACTGTCTGGACGGTTTTGCTAGTGCTTGGGTAGTTAAGCAACGCTACCCCGATGTCCGGTTTATTCCGGTGACGTATAACGAGCTTCCACCACTACTCCCCACGGGCGAGGTGCTGTTTGTTGATTTCATCTTTACCGATATTGCGGTAATGCGTGACATCATTCATACCGCCGACCGCGTCACTGTCTATGACCATCACCTACCGGCACAGAAGATCATCGACAAGCTTCATCATGAATTTAGTGGTGAGCGCTTCCAGGGGGTCTACGATGTCAATCGCAGTGGGGCAGGCATTACCTGGGATGCCCTTTACCCCAATCAGCCCCGACCTAAGCTCATCGACTATGTTGAAGATCGGGATCTATGGCGCTTCACACTCGAAGATACGCGTAACTTCTGTGACGGACTCAGACAGTTGCCCTACTGCTTCAATGACTACCATTATGCCAGTACCCATGAAGGTACCACTCAGTTGATCAAGCGGGGACGCATCTATCGGGATGACTTAAAGCGTCGGTGTCAGGAAACCATTGCAACTCGTCAAGTGACGCTCAACTTACCGTATAAGGATGGTAGTACACTAACACTCCCCGGTGTGTTCACCGACTACCCGGAAGAACGCTCTGAGTTAGCCGCGATGTTATTGACTAAGGTCGACCATCCTGTGGTGGCGGTGCTTTGGTATCTGGAAGATGGCATACGGGTACGCTTGGTTAGTAAGAAGAATGGTCCCAATGTAGATGCAATGGCCTCCCATTTTGGCGGTGGGGGGCATGAGCATGCTGCGGGTTTCATGTTGAGCATGGACGAGGAACGGTATATATCCCAGTCAGCTTGACATCTATATCACTGATATGAACCTCCACCAGCCATAACCCAAAAGGAGTTCTATCGTGCTGACTCATACCTCCTTGTTCACTGACATCGCCAAACAACTTGTACGGTGGTTCTGTGACCTGCCGCAGAACCACACTTTCGACCTGACCAAGACCATGCGTTCGTTCCCTCGGTGTACCCGGTACGCCATCGAACTTAACGGGTTGGAACAACATCTTCGCCTGATCGCCTACGATGATGTCGATTACCCGATGGGGTATGTTCTCGATGATATACCCATCCGCGATAAGGCAAAGCGCTACAGTGAGGCCGGCACCACGGCCACTCAAATTGCGCGGTTGGTGGGGGAAGGTCCCGACCATTACAAACAGTCCGTTCAACAACTCCATGTCGCCAATAGCCTCACGGTGATGTTAATGCGTCAGGTGTCTGAGGATCAGGTCCTGCGTCTGGACATCCATACCCGCTTCACTGGGTATCGGCTGGGATTATCTGCGACCAACCGCTCTGGCCGCGTCGTGGTAAACGAAGGTTTTGACTTCACCACCGATCCCGAAGATGGCGATGTCACTCCGACGGAGGTCGATGACGCCATGACACTCTCCGGGGGTGGGCTGTTCCATTATTACCACCAACAAGCCAAGGGATCTGAGCACAAAGTCTTCTTTCGCGATCTAAGCTCTCTAGAGGCCGTTATCCACCAAGGCGGTAGGTTATCCTACTTCCCAGGCTCGTGGCCCGTGAAGGCCTTCACAGCGCTATCTGGAGGCCCTTTCAATGACTGTCCGGGGCTGGCATTGAAAACCACCCAAGGTTGGTTGGTTATTCTTCATGGACACGGGGAGGGAATCCGCCCCTACTACTGCTTTGCCATTCCTGACGTCTTCGCCAAACAGTACCAAGTACCCGACGATCGGTACGTCGGGGAAGAAACGGTACAACTGTTACTCGCTACCCACCAACTGCGTCATGCCTGTCGCGTGTAAGGGAAGTTCATGATTGACCACCGCAAAGCCTACCAGCGCGCCCACGGGCGCGCTAACAATTTGCTGTTGAACCTCCAGGATGTCGATCGGTCACTGTCCAGTACCGTACCGAACGATGGGCGGGCCCAAAAGCTGGCCCAAGAAGCCAAGACCTCTCTCGAACAGTATCGCCGTTATCTGCTCACCCAGTCCTACATCCTCGATTGAAGGAGAACTGCCATGTTCCGCCATTCACTGATGAACCTGTTCATGACCCTCTACTCGGGCTTCCTGTGTGTGATGCACCAGATACCAGGGTGGCGCTATCCACTGACGACCCGCATCGATGATGGGGTCTCTTATGCCGCCAAAGGCCCGCAACTGGAACTGACGCTGTTCAACAAGCTCAAGTATTCACCGCAAATGAACTTGTTGCGTCGCATCCGCTCGCCACTGGTGTTGATCGCCACCATCCAGGGCAGTTCGCTGATCATCAATGCCTACCGGCTGATCCATGATCGGGGTCAATCAGATATCGCCATCCCTACCCAACATGCCCCCGGGCGTAATGGACATTTCCATTTCCTGTGCAATGGTGGTCGTCTCTATCATGCCCTGCGTCCGACTAGTGTCACCCGCCGGATGGGATTCATCGAAAACGAACCGGTGTTCAGCCTGCGGTTGCCGATGAGTGAACGGGAACTGCAGTATGCGCATGAACTGGAAGACCGACCTCTTCCCCCACTGCTCGAAGGTGAGCTCATCACGGGCGACCCTCGTATCGCCCTCGGTATTCTTGCCGAACCCGTCCAGTAACACCAACCCTCAAGGAGCACTACCATGCTGATCGAATTTCCGTTGCCTAGCGACCTGCGCCTCTACATCAATAACGAAGCCGGAATGTGGGGCCTTAATGACGTCGAGAAACTCACCAGCGATTTCATCGGGGTCGTATTTCCCAATCTCGAGATTGTGACTCGTGACGACACCGATGGGAAACTCCACCGCTACTACGGTTACATCGAGAACCTAGCCGAAGACGCCATCGGTAGTGAATACGACGTCGAGTACCTGATCAACCGGGCAGGTAAGGAGTTTGTCAGTCAGGCACACGATACTTTCGTGGAAGCTCATCTCACCACCAACGAGATTCCACTAAAGGGCGGTCTCTGTGACCCCGCACATCTGCTTATCCAACCCGGAGTATACTTGGCGAATGAAAAGTGGCTCCAACCTCCGAGTGGGTGTGAGCTGCTGCGTGTTACCTGGGATACTGGCGTGACGTGGTTCTTCCCGATCATTTTCCAGTTCCCGGTCCGTCATGGCGGATGCGACGAGATGGCCGAATATGCCACCATCTGTCGCCTACTGCGGGGTGACGACTACGCAGTGGATACAATGACGCGGGGTATTCAAGACCTGATGGATGAGGGCATCCTCGATGACCCCGAACACAGCAGTAAATTCAGTGTGGGTATCATCCGACCGAACTACTGAAGAACCTGGATAACTGAAAGAGGAAGGGACCCTATGTCATCCACAGTGAAACAACTGGAACGTCATCTGACTTCCTCACCTGACCGCCGTATGGTCGTCGCCCACAGTGAGCAGCGCACTGGCATGTACCTGTATGCTGCAGCGCCTTACACAATGCTCATTGTTGTCTTGGGGACGGAGAACCTCTACCGGGATTTTCGTCTGACCCCCAAGGCAGCCACGACCAAGGCCTTTCTCAAGGCCTATGGGATTCCCGATGCGGTGAGTTATAAGGCGCAGGAAGATGACGCCTGGCTCGCCACCTGGATCGATGATAAAATGGTCCATCACCTCAAAATCCGTTTCTCGGATAACTCATGGGTGGCCTATCGTCGGTTGATTCATTAACCACGGCATAACAGAGGTCCCTACGGGGACCTCTTTTTTTTTTGCCTATCGCCGTTGCTCACGATACTGATAACGATACATCGCTAACTCGGTCACTAATCTCACCGTGGGTTCACTACACCCATGTTCGATACCCCGAACACGATCCTTGACGTAATGACGCTTGGCGGCGGCGGTACTCTGCCACCGATGAGCACTGAACACTATGTCGTGCAGTGCGTCGCTGGTTAACACATTAAGTTGTGACTTGATTAAAAAATCAATCGCGGCATGGACAGCGATATGTTTGACTTCTTTCATTGACGACCACCCTTCGGGATTATTGGTGTTTCCTCCAGGTCCCCACGCCGTCTGTTATTGTCGTCATAAAAGGACCGCCCGAAGACGGCCCTTTTTTTTTACACTTTCAATCGACGCCGGGCGCCGAGTTCCAGCTGAGAGACCAGACCCACCTTAGCCTCCGCCACATTACGTGCTACCTGTGACGGGTACTTTAACCGATCGGCCTGGGCTTGCCTCGTACGGGGAGGCATTCGATTACTCGCCATTCTTATGCCTCCTTAACCTCAGTAGCTGATCCGCTGAGAGGCGCCTTGTGCAAGCTGAGACTCGATACCGTTATCGGCCGACTTAACGTCTGCGCCGATGTTCTCGAGCCACAGCGGGTTCTCGTTCGGGTTCATGCCAGCCAGGTTCAGGTTCTGGAGGATTTCCCGAGCGAACAGGATGGTACCCATGGAGACATCAGAGGTAGCCGTGAACTCGACGTTGATATCGAGGTTCTGACCCATCTGCGACGCATCCTTGGACCCTTCCCACACCGGCGTGGCGGTGGGGAACATGTTGGTGCACAGCCAGGCACTGACCACATCGGTGAAGGTGGGGTCGGGTTCGACGTAGAGGATGGTTGCACCATAGAAGGTCGCATCGTAATCCTCAGCCGACACATCGCCATTGGACACCACCAGCGGGACCTTGGTGTTCTCGTCACCGATGCCGTAGGTGATCCACCACTTGATGAACTTAGAGATCGCACGACCTTGCAGTTCCCAAGTACCGTGGGTCGGGTTGGACACTGCCCGGGTCACGTTGGTCGGGGTCTGGATACGTTCACCAGAACCACCCACCGGAGACTCAGCGGTGTCCACGGTCAGCTGTTGGTTAAGGCCATCGATGGTCCGGGTATGGTTCTCGATGAAAGCCTTGAGACACCGGACCATCAGGTCCGGGTCGGGAGCGAACTGGAAGAAGCGCGGGGCTTCAATCAGAAACGGCACCACATTACGACGAACGTACGGAGTGTTCGCCGCCAGGTTAGCCAGGTTGGGGGCGAATTGCTTCGTCCCCGCCTGGGTCATGTCGATGGTATTGGCTGCCTGACCACGACCATAGCCGCGGCTGCCAATAAACGGATTGGTGTATCGTGCCATGAGAGCTATCCTCTTGAGCGCTTAATTGACGAAATTACTGCTGAACCGGGAGGTCTTCCATGCGGCGGGTTTCGAGATCGAAGATCATCACGTTACGCGGGTTGTTCGCGTACACCGTCACACGGCAGCGCCAGCTAAAGCCACGCTGGTCATCGGCCTCGGTGAAGTAGGTCTGCGGAATGATTTCTACCCGGTCGTTGTAACGACCTTCCACCTTCTGCAGAACCAGGTTATCACTGCGCTCAATGAATTGCGGTTTGGTGAGCTTTGCGTTGCCGGACAGATCCGCATGGACCTGGCGCACCAGACGCATCACATCACAGCAGATGGCCACCGTGATCGGGGAGATCAGTACCGAGGTGTCATCGTTGTAGACCGAATGCAGGGCCGGATAGTACTGGCTGCGACGATCGTAGGACAGGGTGTAGGTAGCCCCGTTGTCCCACAGGTCGGACTGGGTACGGTCATTGAAGAACTTGACGTTCAGGTCCTTGACCAGCTCCACCCGGTTGTTGGGGCTCACGTCGATGTCAGCACCCTCACGCATGTTACCGGTACCCGCACCTGCCATCCGCGCCCAGCGCTGTGCATAGTCGAGCACCAGCGGCACCGGCTTGCTGTAACCGCCACCGGTCAGAGAACCGGTCTGCTGGATGATCTCGGCACGACACACCGGGGTGGAATACAGGGTGGATTCCGGATAGGCCCGCAGACGCGCCATCAGTGCCTGAGCACGGGACACTTCTTCGGAACGCGTCGGAGCACGCTGATCGGCTTCCACGTAGGTGGTGAAAATACACCGCAGATCGGGACGACGGCCCAGGACGTTCATCATTTGATACTTGCCGTCCATAGTCAGGCCAGTATCGTAGATGACGGAGAACGGGTAGACCGGCATGTTGTCGTACTCGTCGCCCAGATCACCGAAGTTCATGTTCTCCCGGTTGACCAGACGCTCGTACATGGCCAGATCGGTGGTCCCGTCACCGCCACCAGATGCATAAATGGTGGTGTCCTTACCGATGCGCAGGCCGCCTTTGAGCGGACCTTCCAGCAGCAGCGCGTGGTGGGGATCGCCGTCAATGTCGATGCCGGTAAACACATCGATCTGACCGGGACCTTGCACGTGCACTGCAGCGGCCGGGTTGACGTTCATCTCATGGTCGTAAATCCAGGTCTGGACTGCTTCCAGGTTGTCCTGGTAAACGAACATCTGACTGAACGGGGAATACAGCGGCTGAGTGCCGGACTCGATACCGTCGTCGCCGTAGGCTTGTGCCACGACGTCTTGGGCGTAGTATTCCTTGTCGGTAGAATCGCTGTAAGCACCGGGGGTAAAACAGAAATCCACATAGTCCTCACCGCGGGCGGTGCGGGTCACAACCGGAGAAGAGCCTGCAGTATCCCGACGCATAAACTGCGCCCGGTACATCCGGGTCTTGAATTCGTCTGCGGTTTTCTCGTCAAACGGCAGAGTATCGGCAGTGGTCGGAGTCCACATCCGGAAACCCAGCAGATTGCCCATTTCGCCGAAGAAGCTGGCGGGGAGTTCGAAAAGCGGATAAAGCTGAGACTGCGTGCCATCGGTTTCAGAAACGAAGCTACCGTCAACAACTTCTTGCTGACCCACTTCACTACCGTTGTCTTCGATCAGTACGATCTTGCCACGGACACCGGGAATGGTAACCACGTCCCCGTTATCGTCATACTCGAAGTCGCCTTCAACTGAGGGCGGGTAGTCGAAACCACCGATGCCGGTGATGCGTTTGGGGATCTGATCATTTACCAGATCGATGGCCACGATGATGCGGGCCGGGTTCGGTGCATCTTCCGGACGCAGACGCTTGACGAAGATGGGGTTGCCTTCAGCCAGCAGCGTCTCGACCAGGAGAGATTGCAGGTTGTGGAACTTGCTTCGCCGGGCCAGGGTCTGGTTACCGAAGATGTCGTTGAACGAAGCGCTGTTGCTGTTCACCAGGGTGGTCTCTTCGGGACCGGTCTGGGTAAACAGGCGCACCAGCGGTAAATGCTGCGGATACGTTTCCGGATCGCGCACCAAAGTGCCGCGAGACCGGTCGTTAATACCACCGAAAATGATTTTCGGCGCGGCGTTAGTCAGTGTCGCCATTTCCTTTCCTCCCTCCGGGTATGGAGTGTTCTAACTCGATGATATGGACAATAGTTACACACGCGGGTCATAGTATTACCGCTGAGAACCATATTAGAGTGCCAAGTAACTTTTCACTTACCCTTCGTCACTACTCTGGAGTCTACACATGTTAGTGCATCCGTACCACACTACCATCTGCTCTATGTATCGTCTCGACCACCTGGTCCGTGGTCTGCAACGGGCCGACATTGAATCCCCGTTTCCCACACTGGAATCACCGGCCGGAAATACCGTACGTGACGCACGCATGGTACCCCCTAATGACAACTACACGCAAGTGTCGGGGTTCACACAATGTGTCAACATTGGCACCGCTAAGCAACCAAAATGGATCGTAGATGGACGCCCGTTCATGCGGTGGGATCGTCGTCACGACTCATACCGTTTGCTGGCCGAGAATGACTTTTCGTTTCAGACCTCACGGGTTGCCTTATCCCAAGTGGCCGAAACCGACGGGGAACGCCCGTTCATGCGCCTCGGTGACGTACCCATCAAAACCTTTGTGCGGTGGGTGACCCTGGGAATTTCACAGCGGTTCAATCTGTCCCTCGAAGACCAGATGCGCCTGTCGGTGATTGTCGCCTACTATTATTACACCCAATTAACCGCTACCCGGGAACTGAGTGAAGCCGACCGTAATCGTCTCGCCAACCAGGTGAGTCGTATCGTCTCGATCCCCACGCCGCAAGTCCTCGAGATCATTGAGCCGGTTGGGGCACTGACTGATGGACCAGCACTGGCCGGGGCGATTGCCGAACACGGTGGGTCGGTTCGCCTGAGCGGAATCAAGTTCACCGATCTGTTTCTGTTACTGGCATCCTCTTGGGTCGGGGTTAATAGCCGGGAGAATGTCGGGGTGGCGCTAGAACATATTCCGACCTTTATTGCCATGGTCTACATGGGCCTCGGTGATCGCAGCTACCGCAAAACGATGATTACCCGTCGTGCCGAAACCGCGGGACGGCAGATGGATCACAAGCAATTCCTGGATCAAACCTACCGGCTGGTGGAATCCCGTTTTGCCTAACCGCATGAGGGCACTATGAACGAGTATCTGTTACGCCATGCCGTAGAGAACATCTGGTGTAATCCCGGACAGGATCGCCAGTTTACCTACCGCCTGGCCCGGCTGACCCCTAAGCGCGGGGCCCGTCAGACAATAAACCTGTTTTACGAACGCTTGGTGCTCCCCACCCAAAGCGACACCTACCATGTCTACCAGATTGGCCAGGTGTTGCCACGTCGGGTGGGGATTCCCGCCAATAAACGCCAATGGATGAGTCTGGCCTATCTCGCCAATGAACATCTCCTCCACACCGACATCTACACCAACGACGGGATTCAGTTTCCCCGGTTTGAGACCTACGTGTGGATCACCCCCAGTCGCAATCTGGTGATAGCGGTAAAGATCAATCCACGCATTCACGAACTCGAAGGGGTGGACCTTTACCTGCGACTTTACAGTAATGCCTATTTCCAGAGCGAACGCTCGGATGGTCAGGCGTATCTGATCACGGATGGCATGCGTGTCAAGTCCGACAACGACCTGCTGATCTTCCAGCGCGACCTGAAGAAACTGGTCGATGAGCGAGGAGGTTACCCCCACTATTACGTCAACGGTAGGTTCGTTCAAAACATCTCACTGGTAACCGCTGGGGTCGATGACATTGTTGAGTTTGTCCTGGACAGCTCCATCAAACGCATGGTCGAGTTTGATATTGATGAGCTGCCCTCCTTCATCTCGACACTGGACACGGGACGCAAATACATCCTGCACTACGATGATCCCTCGGTCGATACCATCGAATACCTGGACGACGTGGATCTGTTTCTGATCAAGCCGGGTATCCAGAACCGGTTCATGGGGGTGTGGTACCATCACAACGAAGGTACCTGGTTACGCATGCTGACGCACAAGGATTACAGCATTCCCATCGAACGTCTGGAGAGTTTTGTTCAGACCCACCCCACTGATCCTCGCCACCAGCTTATGCCTGATACCTGGCCGTCGGATGAGTGGACCTCATTGAGTGGCATGCGGTTGCGTCTCTATATTCGTCACTCCGGCTATGAGCGGCCCCTGGTGGCGGATGCTAACCGTATCCAGGAACTGTATCGGCTGTCCAGTAACCAAATCGTACGGGCCATGACGGGAATGGACTCCCTGCCACTGTGGCATGCTGCCACGTTGGAACAGTGTCCCTATGTGCGCTTCATGTCCGCACCCCCGGAAGTGGTCTACCCAATCACGTACGGTCGTTTCACCGCTACCCATCCCGATAAAGAAGACGCTCAAGCGTTTGTCGGTGATGTCTATGGGTATCACGCGGCAGCCACGGTATTGGCCGACACACCATCTGATGTCTATGTCCTCGACAATCGGAAGTACGCTGACCTGGCCTTCGAGCACCAACATAACAGCACCGTGTTCGAGTACGATGCGGATGGGGTATTGTTGGAGTACCACCGCCATTTAAGCGGTACCTACTACATGCCACGGAACCCCAACACGGTTCGGGTCGAGGCATTGACCGGTCATGGGCGGTATAAGTCCAACGTGGTCTATGGAAATGATCCGGTGGAAATTGCCTACGGTCACAATTTCCGACTCTACGTTGAAGATGTGTGGGCGGACGTGCGTCAGGGTAACTGGGTGGATATCACCGAACACCCTAACCGTCACGAATACGGGTTCCTGGATAACACCGTCGAGCCACACCGCTGGGTATGGCAGCTGGATGACGTGTCCCAGTATGGGGCAGTGATGCAGGATGATGCCTTCCTTTGCTACGACCTGATGTTGACCCGCACCGATGGTCATCTACGGTTCTCCGTCACCTCAATGGAGGTTCACAACACCGTAGAAGAAGAGGAAGTATCCACGCTCCCACCCGGGCAATTGGACATCTATCTTGATGGTCGGCCATTGATCGAAGATATCGATTATGTGGTACGTTGGCCCGAAGTGGTATTCAGTCACCTTGAGTATCTGGGTGACAGCATGTCCCACAAGATCACTGTCCGTGGCTACGGCTTCCCCAATAGTGACTTGTCACGGTTGGCCACCACCGAAACCGGCTTTATCCGCTACGGGGTCTTGTCCAATAACGCGACCTACAACATCCATACCCACAAGGTACTGCGCATCGTGATCGATGGCCATTACCGCGATCAGGATGATCTGGTCTACGATGAACAGCGCAATGAGCTAGTCATCGAGGGGGAGCGCAATGGGGCACCTTACGCCCTGCAGACACCGCCGGTGGTGTTCCGGGATGTGTATCCTGTTGATCGTGTGGCCCGTCAAGAAGATGATGTTCGTGACAAGGCCGTAAGTGACTACATGGACGCGCAGTTCCCCAAACGGGACCGTGACGGACCGGACTTTATCGAGACCCAGTATCACCTGGTTTCGCCGTTCGCCAACAAGGTACTGCATGACCTGATGAACGATATCTTCTACCCGGAAGGGATTGAAGATCAGTACAGCGAACATGAGATCCGGCAGTGGTGTAAGGGCTACGAATGGTTACTGCCTTACGATCCGTGTAATCGGGACTTCGTGGACAGTCACCTGGAGATCTACCCACACTGGCATGACGAACCGGTGGGACTTACCCTCTATCAGTACACGTTCTACATTCGGATACTGGAGACCTACTTGCGCCATCCACCCGATGTAGCGCCTTTCATCTACGTCCAACAGTAAGAGGTTAACATGGCATTTCCACCCAAGACAAACTACCGGGACCCCGATCGGGGGTTCCGCCTCTGGCAACGTAGTGAGATTGTCGAGGCCGGCGGTGATGGCAAGTGGGTTCCCAATGTGGGGGACCTGGTGTTTGATCCCGCCCAAGGGTTTCTGCAGGTCATCGAGGTAGACTTCACCACCGGGTACTCGGTACTCCAGTTGTGGACCACCCCGGATGAGCCGGACGATGCGGAGTCCACTGACATTCTCCTGGGGAACGGTCCGGGCTACGCCTCGGAGTCCTACCGGATCTTCCTGGACCAGACGGTAACACCCCACACCTTCGCCCCGGATAGCCGACTGCATTTCTATGGATCCATGGTGCAATCGTACAAGGTGTTTTTGGGAACCGACATCAGCGCTGATTACGGGCAAGTGATCTCGGCCTTCTTTGACCCGTCGGGTAACTTCCTGGGCACCTCCGTCCCCGTGGAGGCAGTGGAAGTTCCGGGAACCACCCAGAATGTGATCAAGGCGCCCATGGTGGGCTACACCAGTGAGTCCCTCGAAGATGGCGAAATCGTCACGCTGGTGGCATACGACGATGAAGGTGGTGTGGTGTCGCGTGCTCAGTTGTTGGTGAATAACACTGCAGCGATTCGACAGGCCGACGCGTCACGCAAGTACGTGAAGTCGATTCAGATCGATACGCCGTTCCTGAGCAGTGCCGACCCCCAGACGATCGAGTTTCCGCTCAACGTCACCGTGGAATCCCTGCCCATGACCGGGGTGGTGCATTACAGCGATGGTAGTCGTCATCGCCTGCCGATCGATGGCTCGAAGTTCACCCTGTACGGCCTGCGGAACTACGTGGCGACTATCGTGGGCCAAGAGTTCCCGATGGTGTTGGCCTACAACTTGGCGGAGGACGAGGTGTCCTACACCCTGGAGCCCACGGCCAACCGCCGCCTGACCATGTCCTATCAGGCCCGGACCACCACCGCCGATGGGGCGTACGAAGTCAAGCTGTTTGTTTATCCGGTGTGGGTCAGTGCTGAGGTGGGCTATCGTCTCGAGTACTGGTTGTATAACCTGGATCGTCAGACCTACTACAACGTCACGCCCTATGTGGAGCTGGGCACTACCTCCAGTGCGTTTAACCCGAAACAATACGGGACGACCCAAACGATCACTGTCGCGGTAGACCTTAACCGAGTGGATGGCAAGTTCGCGCCTTATCGACATGTCCAGACGTTCCAGCTGGCGCTGTTGGCACGTGGTGATGAGTACCGTGATCTGTGGGAAATCTTCTTCCGTCCCGACCAGACCGAAAGCTTCGGTCGTGGGGTGGCTGCCGAGATGGAACTGGTGGGCACCAATAACTGGAAGCTACACCTGGGTCAAGGTCTGCCATCGAAAGAAGTCTGGCTCAAGACCATCTATGAGCGCGTCGAACCGCTCATTAACCAACAGACCGAGTCGTATCCGCCAACCCCCACTCACTTCACCGTACACACCCTCCACAATACCTACACCTACAGTGTGGATCAGTGGAATGACGAACTGGTCATCAACAATGACCTGGAGGATGGTGAGCTGCTGTATCTCACCTTCAAGCGGGAAACCTACGACACCGACCTACAGTTGGCAATCGTGGGCCTTCCGGTCCGTCGTCTCACCGGCCAATAACGGCAGACAGGCTCCCCCGACTGGGGGAGCCATCTTTTATGCCACCAAGCGCAGACGTTTTCCCGCTCGCGAGGTAAACCGTTGCAGTTTGGATTTACGACTCCGTTCTTCCTGGGCTTGACGAATCATCGCGTCAATGCCCACTCCCATCATCTCCTGAACATCAATGCGTCCGGAGAGCTGACGAAGTTTCATTTCCAGTTTCTGAATGATCATCGGATCTTGGGCCGTTTTCAACTCCTCCACTAATCCATTGAACTCTTCTTGGTAACGCTGTTGTTGCTCACGCTTGAACTGCTCTTCCGGGGTCATCTCGTCAGGGTTGTTGATCGCTGCCGAGAAGATGCGGGCAGCATCAATGCCGTAACTGTGCAGATGACGGGCCTTGGTACAGAACCAGTGCGTTAGCAGCCAGGAGATCACCATGTCGTCATGGTTCCCTGCTGAGTGGTCAATGCGTCCATTACGAATGGTCAGTGACAACAACTCATTGATCAGGGTCTTATCGTACACCCGCTTGGAGCCTAAACGCAGGGCGGATTTCAAGGCTTCCCCATACAGGGCATCACGGGCATGGCGACCCGCGCCGGTAGTATTGAACCCGAAGTATTTCTTGAACCGATCGTAGAAGTACGACGGTCGTGACCCCAGTGGTTTCTGGATCTCCCGGAATTCAGTCCTGAAGGTTTCCGGTTCATCGACGATCCGGTTGTAGATCCGCTTGAAGGGATCCACCCCTTTCACCGGCAGATGGATAAACATGGTATCCAACAATGCCGTACCGGAGGACTTGCGCTCGGGGATCAATGTCAGGTTCGGGAAACGGATCAACATATTGGCAATGAAGATACTCATCCGCGTCAGGTTGGTTTCGTTATACCGGCCCGTACAGATGACATCGTGAGTATTGGCATCAATGATCACCATACCCGTGGCATCGTTCTCCTCCCCCAAGGCTTCACTGGGGTCAATGCCCATCACGTAGTGTCCGCTGGCCATGCGATCCGCAATTTCATGGTACGGAATATACCAGCGAATGGCGTAGCCGTCCTCGGTGATCTCGGTGTGCAGTACCTCGCGCTCACTGCCCTTGACGTTGTGTTTCTCCTCAGTGGACAGCGGGGTCCCCTCGTTACCACTGGTCCAGATGTTAAAGTAGTCACGATCTGCCAGCTCACCTGAGGAGTTGGATTCACGCAGCTTACGGTACAACCACTCATCGGTCTTACCCAACTGCCGATGATTGAAGGCACCATAGATCAATGGCTTTAACCCGGTAGAGTTACGCTCCACGATTTCAGCAAGTCGTTCGGATGAACCCGCATCCAGATACTTCTCACTCCACGGGGCCCCACCGGTCATAAACTTGTAGGCGTAAGCACCATCGCGGGAGTTGATGTTACCTGCCGTTGTCGTGTAGATGTTACCAAAGGGTTGGTTAGCCGCGCGTGCTTCATCGCGTGCCGCTGAGCCCGATGACAGAGCCACGGGAAGCGACAGTTCAATCTGGTTAATGAACGCCAGCTCATCGATATGCAAGATAGGCACGGTCAAACCACGACCCAGCTTATCGGCACCGACCCGATCATTACGCCCCACCGCCGTCTTGTAATAGTTGCCGTCTTCGATGTTGGTCATCATCTCGTTGTTGTCGGCATCATTACGGTTGGGGTAATAAATGTAATCCGGTAGGAGATCACGAATCTCCTTAAGACGTTCGATGTTGTTGTTACGCAGTGAGTTATCTTTGGTGATCAGATACGAGGTCGTGTTGGCCGCCCAGATAAACTGTACCCCGACCATCAAACAGTCAGTCGATACCGATTTACCCGTCTGACGGGGTTGGAGCAATCCAAAGTCCACATGGTTAAAGAACGACCAAATCAAGGCAATGTTGCCCCGGTTGGCCTGGAAGCGGATCGGCACCGTACCCGCGTTAGGTGGAATACGGCAAATCTCGCGGAAGTAATACCAGGGGTTATATTTGCATTCCAAGGCAATCTTGAACTTGATTTCCTTAGAGAGGTTTTCATCAAACGGATCCACTCCCGAGAGTTCGGGCTGCATTAACGCCAGCGGGAACTCAGCATTCTCAATGCCCATCTCCTTGTAGAGATAGACCAGTCGTTTGAACGATTCATTATCGGTATTATAGTCAACGACCGCATTGGGGAAGCGTATCCAATCCGTGCGGTGGAATATCATGACGGCTCACCTGTGTCGACGGTGCGGAATAGGTATGTTCTATAATGATTGGTCCTCTTTGTGACAAAGACGGCATAGAGCCCTCCCCAGGCGGGGAGGGGATTTTACCGCCAAAACGCCAAACATTGCCACCACCGCTTCTTCGGTGTTGGTGGATTGTGGTAGGTCGTACTCGGGTATTCGAGCTGATGGGTGACGTAACTATCACCCAGCCCAGCGCCTAGAAAACGGGCCTTTTCGTGAGCGGGAACCTGGCGGTTAACTGCAAAAGATGCTGACATGTATTGCTTCCTCTTTTAGGAACGCCGTGAACGAATGGGTCGTTGTGACCGTTGTTGTTTTGCCGCAAAACGGCGTTCGTGACGATTACCTTTGGGTTCTTCACCAATCGTCTCTATAGGAAATACCGTCTGGTCTGAGCTACGTATAGGTTGTTCGGGTGTCATTTGACCTCCTGTGCAAACAGCTTCTTCAGGTTGGGTTTGTCAATCGATACTGAAACTTTCACCACACCCACACTCGTCTTGCACATTGGGGTTGTTGAACCGGAAGAAACGATTGAGTCCTTCCGTGACGTAGTCGATTTCACTACCGTCAACCATTGAGACTGCTTCGGGGGCAACAATGACGGCAACGCCCTGATCCTCAACAACAGCATCGTCCAGATCAATCCAATCGGCAATCCCAAGGACATAACTATACCCGGAACATCCGCTGGGTTTAACGGAAACTCGCAGGCCCTCACCATGGCCTTGTTCGTCGATGACCTGACGGATCTGTTTAGCAGCGGCGGGCGTAATTGATAACTGCATCTTGGTCTCCGTGATAATTCGGTATTACGTGACTTCCGTTGCGAGGTGTTCCTTCGCTAAACACTGACGACACAGGCACTTGTCGCCATAATCGGTGTTCACATTGGTGGTACATTCTTCTTCCATGCACCAACACAGTGACGCTGACTTACCGGCTTCCATGGCACAATAGGCCGGGCCCGTACAGCTCGGACAGTCGTGTGTGGAGACCTGTCCTTTGAGTTGTTGCATCAATGCCATGCGATCACTAGCTGACATGCGACTCCATCCCATGATTTCGTGGCGGGTTCGGTAACAGCCTTGGCAGAGATGACCTTTGATCAACCCACACTGGCGGGTACAGGGACTCGCCATGGGTGTCGGTTGGGTTTTACCACAATGGGCCATGTTACCTCCTGGGTTAAACAAAGCCCCGCCTGTGACGGGGCCGTGTCGTTAACCGCACTTGCTCCAACCACAGCCTTCCACGCAGGTCGGACAACCGTCCATCAGTTGCAGCTCACCACGACACTCCGGGCAGTTACCCACAGAATTCTTGCTGGGGGTTGACGGGGTGTCCACAGTTGCTACCGCGGGATCGTCGGGACCAACGTTGGTGATCTGGCTCGGGTCGAAGTCCACGTGGACTTTACCATACCGCACGTTGTGGGAATGAATCAGCTTATCCAGCGGTTCCTGGAAACCTTCATCATCAAGGAACCCACGGCGCAGCAGGATCTGTTGGATCGCCCAAGCAATAGCGGCGACTTCCGAGTCGTGGAAGGCCGGCTTACCGTACTTGTTCCAGCCACACCGTACCAGGCCCTTGTCCCACGCAACCTTACGTAGATCCTGGAGGGCTTGGGTCGCGTAGCCACCGCGTGCTGCCAGGGAGAGACTCCGCATGGTCGCTGTCACCCACTGGTGTTCAGTGGACAGTTGACCGGAGGGGATAAAGAATTCCACCGGGCGTTCAATGGTGATTTCCTTGCCATCTTTGATGCCGGTGACGGGCATGAAGGAGACCAGTACGTAGATCTTCTTCTTGCCTTCGGCACCTACCATGGAAATCTTTTCCGACACCGCTTCCAGGGCACCTTCCGGGCGGGACTCGATACGCAAGGTCAGCGGGTCAATGTCCGTTACCACCGGAGCGGCGGCTTCATCATTATCTTTCTTGATAGCGTAGGAAACGATTTTACCGTTTAGTTCAGTTGCCATGATCGTCGTTGCTCTGTCTCGTTAGCGATACCCTCCCCAGGTCGGGGAGGGGTTATGTCGATTGTTCAGGTCTTACCACTTACCGTAGGTGCCTTCCTTGAGCGCATCGTACAGGTTGGCGGCCACATGCTCTTCACCGTCGTAGATGACCTTTTCATTACCAGCCAGCTCTACCGTTTCACCGGTGTCGAGAGTGAATACGTAAGTGGTGTCCTTGAGGTCATCTTCACGCACCAACACACCCTGGAAGGCGGCCGGGTTAAAGCGGAAGGTGGTGCAGCCCTTCAGACCCCGCTCGTAGGCATCCATGTACAGGTTCTCGAACCGGTCGAACGGGAACTCGGTCGGTACGTTAACCGTCTTGGAGATCGACGAATCGATCCAGTATTGTGAGGCGGATTGCACCAGGACGTGTTCTTCCGGCGTGATGTTATCGGCCGTGACAAAGTACTCCGGCAGATCCTCTTCCACGGCATCGGGCTTGACGAAGTGGCGATAGGCCAGCAGTTCGAAGGAGGCGACTTCCACCTGCTCCTTGGTCTTCTTGCCCGACTGGATGATGTTACGGTAGTAGCGATGCGAGAAGCTCGGCTCGATACCGTTGGAGGCATTGTTACCCAACGACAAGGAAATGGTTCCCGTCGGGGCGATAGATGAATGGTGGGTAAAACGCGCCCCCACTTTGGCCAGCTTATCCACCAGCTCAGGATTGACCTTGGCAATACGGGCCATGTATTCACTGTACTTAGCGTGCAGGATACGACCAGCCACTTTATCACCGACCTTGTAGCCATCCTTGACCATCTGCGGACGCTGACGCAACATCTTCGGGGTGACCTCGAACTCCTCGGTCATGATCGGGGCCGGGCCTTTCTCTTTGGCCAGTTCGAATGCTTGTTCCCAACCAACCATCGCCAGCTCGCGGGTGACTTCGTCGGTAAAGATGATCGACTCGTATTTACCGTAAGGCATGCCCAGCATGGTCAGGGTCGAGCCCAAGCCCAGATATCCCATACCGTGACGGCGTTTGTGTTCGATCTCGTGACGTTGGTTATCCAGCGGGAGACCATTGATCTCAACCACATTATCCAGCATCCGAGTGAACACCGCCACCACTTCGCGATACCGGTCCCAATCGAAACGGGCCTTGTCGGTGAACGGATCGAGCACGAACTTGGTCAGGTTGATGCTCCCAAGCAGGCACGCGCCTTCCGGGGGGAGGGGTTGTTCCATCAGTTAATGGTGAGCTCTTTATCTCACCTCTCCGGCTTTCGCTGGAGTGTCGGACTATATCTTCATCGTTTACGATGTCGGGCGCTCGTGGGTGGGTTATTGGTTGACGTCCTCACCACCTAGTCTCTGCACCTTCTGGCTTACGCTTGCGTCTTCAGCCAGCTTGGCTCAGGATTACCATCGTCTTTGACGAGAAGGCTTCCCTGAGTTCACCCGATGTTTAACGTGAGGCAAACGCTTTACCACACGGGTTGGTTGCGGTGATGGTTTCGCACCACCAGTTGTTGTTCATGCGGTTGACCGCATCGATCAGAATGAAGCCCGGCTCGGCGTAGTCGTAAGTGGACTCCATGATCTTGGCCCACAGCGAACGAGCATTTACCCGACGGTACACCCGGCAGGCAACACGCCCTTCATCATCGACAATGTAGTCGTCTTCAATCACCGGCCAATCACGATAGACAATGTTCTCCACAGACAGGTCCGAATATTCTTCGGCCTTCACCGGGAAGATCAGCGGCCATTCGGCATCCTGTTTGACGGCTTCCACGAATTCATCGGTGATCAGCAGCGACAGATTGAACTGACGCAGGCGACCATCTTCGCGTTTGGCATCGATAAACTCCTCGACATCGGGATGGGACACGTCGAAGGTTCCCATCTGGGCACCGCGTCGACCACCCGCGGAGGCCACGGTGAAACACATCTTGTCGAAGATGTCCATAAAGGCCAGCGGACCATTGGTGCCTGCACCAGCGCCATGGACGTAAGCACCCCGTGGACGAATGGTCGAGAAGCAGTACCCAATACCACAGCCCGCTTTCAGGGTCAGGCCGGCAGCTGAGACCGAGTCCAGGATATCGGCCATGGAATCACGGACGTTTTGGGATACCGTACAGTTGATCAGGGATACCGCGGTTTTATGCTCCGAAGCGCCAGCGTTGGAGGTAATACGACCCGCGGGGATCGCGCCGTTCTCCAGCGCCCACATGAACTTAGCGGCCCATTCAGGGGCAGCATCGCCCTCGACCAGGGCGAGGGCTTTAGCGACACGTTTGTGGGTGTCGTAAACAGTAGCGTCAACCGGGTTACCGTGGCGATCACGCAGACGATACTTCGACTCCCAGATGTCCAGGGAGGGTAATTGCATCGGTACTTCGGTGGTGGCCTGCGTGGCGGTTTTGACGTCTTGGCTCATGGGAATTCTCGTTCGTTGATGATGGAAAATCTAAAGTCTTTTCCTTTCGGGCATATCATAGTACTCTGAGTAAATTAACGGGAAAACCCCACCCAATGCGGCTTACAGCGACCCCATCACAGGACCACCAAAGCGTCGTTCTAAGGCGTTTTACGGGCTAGGTACCCCACCATACTGGGTCGGTCGAGTAACGCTGTCTATGACCGTTATGGGTCGATTGACTATCAAAAATAAAAGGGAGGTGGCATAAGCGGGTTCCCTCGAAAGGGAACCCATTGGTGACCAACGCGGCGTAGTGTCTATCTACATATCATGGTGTGTCCTTACTGAGTATAATGTTGCTTAGTAAGTGCCCGAAGGGCAATGTATAGTAATACACCAGTGCGCACCGAGGCGATGACGGGTTGATTGCGCGTTTTGACAGAGTTCTTGACCAGCTTCTCTGTTTGCTCCCGCAGTTTCAACACGGACGGGTCCGATGACCGAGAGGCCATTAACTGGTTACGCAGACGTGAGATCAAACCAGCCAGATCACGGCCTTGACGCAGAACCGCCCGGTTACTCTGCAGATAGTCAAAGACATACAGCAGGTCTTCCTTGACAATCTCTTCGAGGTACTGTTGACCACGCTGGTTGTAGTTGCGTGACAGGTATTGCAGGCTCTCCCGCAATAACGGTTCCGGCATGGTACGCATCGCCGATACGACCACATCCACCAATTCATCCCGAATGAAGTTGCGTTCGGATTGGATCACTTCATTGGCATAACGCAGATACCCGGCGTAACCGCTCTTACGGTCCTTGAGGAGCATTTCCCCGTCGGTAGAGACGGTAGTGGCACTAACAGTAGAAACCCGACTGTTGGATTCCAGGGTGGTCAGATATACCGCGTAGATTTTCTTGACCACTTCGCGGATACGTCCCTGGGTGTCAGTGACGACACGAATCAGTCCCTGGTCGGGGGAGAAGTTCTGGATACTGCGGCGATAGATGGAATTGGGAGAGACCAGATCCTCGCTCCGTGCTTCTAACAGGGCACGCCAGGAACCGTAACGGCGAATGTCATAACGACCCGAGAGCATGCTGTAGGTGGCACGGGCAACTGCCGGATCAGCCGGGTACTTGAAACGGGTGATCAACAGACTGGTCAGGAAGCGATAATGCAGGACCATGAACCCGTGGATCTGGGCTTCCTTACGCAGGCGCTGGGGAATACGGGTTTCTTTCTCCAACCGATGGGCCAGGTAGATGGGCGTGTAGTTGAACACATCCGCCATTACCTTGAACTCATGGTTGATCGAACGCACCTTACGGAACTCGTTCATCAATAAGGATTCATCAACATCCAGGACGTCCTCGTACCACGCTTCGCGATCAGACTCCAGAAAACGAATCGGGTTGACGCCTAACAACACACCACCAAAGAAAGCACTGTGGTCGTCATTACGGGTCATGTAGGACTGCGAGAAACGAATCACGCGTTCGCAGAGCTTGCGGTCAAACGTGACCTGATCAAACTGTGCGTCGAAAACATCTTTCAATGTAGGGGACATGGGGGTTCACCGTTGGGAGATATAAGGCGATCACATGATTGGCGCGGACTCCACCAGTTTACAGGTCTACATTATTAACGTGCATACCGCAAAAGATACTACCCAACCTAATCTGATGGAGACTGTTATGTCACTGCAACTCGCTCAATCCGCAATCGTCGATCAGCGTACCCCCGCTATGCCCCTCGCTACCGTGGCGACGGGGAGTTATGCCGCGATGGATAAGGCAGAGACCCTGCGCCTCCAAACCCAGGCCCTCGTGCAGGACCTGATTACCTTCCGTACCTGCCTGCAACTGGAGAATCGACTGCAAGGCGTAATCGAGGGTGACGTGACCTCCCTGGCACAGGAATGGATTCCCCAACTCTGTGCGATCGCTGACGCACTGATCCGGCAAGGTGGGGTCTCCGTGGAAGATGCACTGTTCCAGCAGGGCTTCATCTACACCACCCTGAAGGGCGAGAACCGCAAGATCCACATCACCACCAACCAATTCATCGAGCTGGACTGTACTGTCAACTGAGGAGTTACACACCATGTTTGGTCAATCTAGCCAGTTCTGTCTGGTAGCTGTTAACAAAGAAAAAATCGACGTCTTTAGTACGGTGGAAAAGAACGGCCCTCTCATTGCCACTTTCCCCACGATGTTCGAGGCCATGGCATTCGCCGCCTATAACAGTCAAGAACTCGGTCGATTTTCTCCACAAGACTATACCTACGTGGCCACGGCCATCAAGGATGAACTCCGTGCTTTGGCATCGGTAAACAAAGAAGACGAATGGCAGGTTTATCTTAACCTTCACTCACGCGGAATGATTCCACCCCACCAACCGCCTGGGGTAATCACGCCGCCTGGAATGGACCACTGGGGCGGTCCCAGTATGCCCCCGCAAGAACCCACCCACCAGGGATGGGGACCTCAGCGTGGGTTTGGTCCGTCACCGTTCGGGGGTCCGAGTACCTACTCGGGATCAATGAACCCGCAGATGACACCCCCCAACCATCAGTATCGGGATGCCAAACAGCCACAATACAGGATGGAGCAGTCCGGGTGTCTCTGTCAATCGTGTCATCGCCCCTACCGGGCGGATCTGTTGGCCGATGATGAGATCTGGGAGCAGATAAAACCCGCCCATAAAGCCCCAGGGGCGGGTTTGTTGTGTCCGACCTGCATGATGGAACGCATTCTCGACTTAGGGTTGTGTTCAGCGGGACAGGTGACGCTTATCCCCAAAAACACCACTACCTGATTTTATCCTAGCCCCATTATGGTGGGGCTTTATGTCACTAATAGGAGTTAATTTCATGAGCATGAAAACCACCATCGGTCCGATTTTTGAATGTATTCATACAGGTAAGCTCAACGATTGGGACCTACATCCATTCCGTAAAGAAAGTGCCATACCGAATGCGTTTCTCGGTAAAACGGTATTTCCTAATCTCGAAATTAATCTCCGCCACACAGAAACGGGGGAGCGGGCTACCTACTACGCTTACGTCAGCACTGAAGGATTAAATACGTATTTTATCAATGTCCCAAAACTTGACATGGAGTCGGTCACGGCTGATTTGTTCGGAGCAATCGCTGATGTATGGGGTCGCGACGAGTACTTTGTGGATGATTATCATATTCTAGGTAATTACGCATTGCCTGATGCGCTGGGACATCATCCAGAAGCGATCATGTTGCAATTAGGACTATATGCTCGTGAGCCCTATGTGGGAGAGCGTGATAGAGAACCCCATGCCGTTAAGTGTGTGGTTACAACGGCAAGCGGTATGACCGAAGCACTAGAGTTTCCGTTGGTCGAACTTTACAGTCGCCTCTGTGACGATCCTAGTGCTTTCTGGAGTAAAATCGATCCCCAGCAAGTGGCGAAGGCCATGCGCCATTATCTGGAAACCGCCGGTCGTGGTTTCCTGCCCGAAGGTCCTTCTGGTAACTTGGAAAACATTACAGTAAGGTTAAACGATCGTAATGGATACGCCTAATGATGAGGAGGGGATATCCCCTCCTCATTTTTGTCTTTCCCATCACTCCATAAAAAGGATTTACGTAATGACTAATCCCGCTTTTCGTCCTAACTTGAGCACCACACTCAAAGCTGTGATCAATCAAGACATGGACCGGTATGTCGAGTATTCCAAATTAGCCACCTCTGGTGTGGCGAACCGCGCATTTATTGCCTACCATGGGATCGGAGCTAATGACAAGATCGTTTATGAGCACCGGCGTAAACATTCAGATTACTTAAACCGTCATGTCAGGCAACGGGAACTCTTTGAAGGGTTAGGAGAAGAACTCGGCTTCACTTGCCTGGATGTAAGCAGCCTCCTAACATTATTTTACAGTAACGCCGACAACTGTTGCATTGGTGGGGTGATAAAAAAGCTGGATCCGATAATGGAGGTATACAGTATCTACGGAACGGCGGCGCTCAGGGAGGCGGTCTATAATTACATGGGGAACGTCCTACTTCCCGATGACTCGGTTGTTATACGGCGGGTCAAGATCGATAACCGAACTGGTTCCTTATTCAGTAGCCCTGAACGTATTACTATACCAACAGCCTGTGAGCGACCGGATCTGTTTTATCCAAACCTTCCCGACCCCAAGGAAGTATGGGACGGCTTCTCTGAATCAGAAAGTAAAATTCTGTTGCTTCAAGGGGACGTGGGTACCGGTAAATCCAGTTACCTGCGTGACATGTTAAAATGTCGTGGGTGGGATAACGAGAGACTCTACATCGTTGACCACACCCTGGTTTACAAACATGAAGGATTGGGGGATTACCTCCGGGGTCTTCCCGATGGATCGGTAGTGGTATTTGAAGACGCCGACCAAATGCTCATGAAGCGTACCGAAGGCAATGAAATCATGTCCACAGTGCTGAACAGCACCTCAGGTATTGCAACAACCAGCGTTCGACTTATCTTCACCACCAATCTACCCAACCTGAAATCAGTGGACACTGCATTCCTGAGGCCCGGCAGAACATTCCGGATCTTGGAGTTCAAGGGAATGAGCCATCAACAGGCCCGTGATGTCCGCCAGTACATGGATAAGGATCCAGGTGACCTAACCTTGGATCGTGACTACACTCTGGCCGAAGCCATCAACTACGAAGAAATCAGCCACGACTTAGACAACCATGGTTTTGGTTTTGTCTAATTCCTACAAACCGTGAGGGTACCTTAATGAATCACGTCGTTCATCGTGCGGTTATCATCACCGCAAAAGACAAACACATCAAGGAGATCGCCGCACAAGCGAGGTGGTTAGGAATCGAAGCGGTCTGGCAATTGGCTACTACCCCCTTTGGGTTTCGCAGTATCATGCTGTGTCCCGAAAGCAATGTGCCGGATACCCAGGAAGATCACAACGAGCGTTATGCCGTTCGTAACTTCATGAACTGGTTGATCGGCCATCAAGATCAACATCAGGCATACTGGATGGAGGTGGAGTACGGAACCGACGTTATTAGCTGTCCGTTAGCTAATGTAGTAAACGCCTCGGCCTACCACGAAGCCGACCATCCCTTGCAGGAGGACCGTGAAGCCGCCATCAGCAAACTGACCTACATCGAGGCCCGAGCCTTGGGTGTGGAAGCCCTGTGGAACCAGTACCACCCCGACAAACAGGCGGTGGAGGATTGACCTCTCCACTGGCGCGGCTTGTCCGCGCCTTTAAAATTTTCTACGGGATCAAATAAGTCTTTACTAATATGCGTCCGCTAACTTGGCTATCCCCAATGTCTCCGATGCCGGCGAAGCCAAGGCTGATCGTTTGGCTAGGATGATAAAGATCTCTCGTCCGAAGGACCTTCCGGTAACTTCCGCTTTGCCTTCTGTCCGATCCGGACTATGAAAGGCAAAGGGAAGGTAAGCTAAGATGGAGGGGGTTGGGGTTAATAAAGGGAAGAGCTTGTCTCTTCCTGCTCTGTTCTCCATTGGCGAAGGATGAACCAATGGGCACTGAAGACCGACGAAGGAGGGCTGATGTGCATTACCAACAGAGAAGGCATAAACGAGGAGAGCTTACCCTTCGGGCTCTCCTCGATGGGATGGTTCCTTTCTCTTCGAGAAAGTGATTAAAAAAATACTGAGGGGTTTAAATTATTTGACTAAAAAGTTGAGGAGCGGATGCGACGAAAACCCTGTTCGGCGGACCCGGAGGGCCGCCCCTCCTAGATAAGGTACCCCTGAATTCACAGGATAGTAATAGTTCCGTATTATTTTACATTGAACAGCGCTCCCTCAAGGAGCGGGTTTATGCAGCTAACCAGGAGAACACACCATGTGGGACATGGAAGCACTTGAGGGAACTGAGGTAAAACGTAAACGAGACAAGGCCCGTCTGGCCCTATCCATTGGAGGAATGTTTGGTATGACACCGGAACGCTTTATCCAAGAGACGCCATCACCTACCCCGGTTCGGGAACGAGACACGCGGTCGGAGGCTGAAGTACAACGTCGTCTGTCACAAGCCGAAGCACGGCGCGAGAGGAAGCGTCAGCGCAACCTGCGCCAGCGCGAAGCACAACAATAAGGAGAGTGTCATGCTCAGGTCACAGGATCTTCAAGACCCGACGAGGCCCATCCGCCTTAAACATTCCTATGTATCGGAAGGAACCACCGAACGTTTGCGGGAGTTCAATGAATTCAAGAAACGCCAGACGGTTCATCTTCTGGACGCAGTGGAAAGGCATCAGCACGATACGGATCTCACTGAACTCTCGATGCGTCTCATGACAGCAATATCACTTCCCAGTCTGGAGAATAGAAAATTCAAGCGACAGGCCAGGGAAATGGCATTGGATGCGTTCAACCGATGGATACTGGGGGAAGACGATTTTAGTGACCTAGCTCACTTCCGCGCTGATACACACCGCGCCGTTTATGTCCCGGGAATCGGTCATTTAGGTCGTTATATGACCAGTAAGCGACTACTCAGTGTCCGACACACCTTAAAGGGAACGGACCAGGTGATCATTCGACCGAATGTGCTGTTACCGGAACATGTGAGAACAGACCCCCGACCCGAATTGAAGCAGGGTCTCACGCCACGCGGCTTTGCCTGTGATACGAACCTAACCATGTCCCCGACTTTGGATGCTGATAAAAGCGAATTCTGGGGGTATCTGACAGACGACTGTGGGTTGCCTGCGATCATGGAACTTATGAGTCCATCGGGTATAACGCTCAATCAGCAGTTTTACCAACTGGATTATTGGCGGATGGGGATTACAGCCCAGTGGACCGTCCTTGCCCGCAAACTATTGTCCAGTGTGGACCCAGATTGGGCGATAGGGTGGATCACCCAGTTTGACGCGCTCTATAAACCCGATAGACTTATTCTACAGGGTTTGGTGTTGTTGACACGACTCTGTACTGTGAGTGCTGTGGCAGAACACCTCGAACAGTACCCCGAGGAAACGTTCTGGATCGGCTATCTGCTGGCCTGCACGATCAACGACGAAAAGATTTTGAAAGCGATGGATCAAGAAGCGGCAGCTACGTCGCTCTTTCGTTTGTGGTCTGCTTTGGTACACATCCAAGGAGCAATGAAAAACCATAGTCCGATCCCTGGGACATTGGGAAAAACCATGGAAGAGACAATGGTCACCTTCAGAACCAAGCTGGCCTACTCCCCTTATCTGGTGGAACGCATTGAAGGAATATTCCGATCCTTACCCATCATGAAATCCCATAAGGAGTCTATGTCATGACCAACCAACTCCCCAAAGAAATCCACGAACGGATGATGCAGACCAACCCTGCCTATCGCCGCCGTCATGAGCGTCGTGAGGCGGCGCAGAAGAAGGGGCGGACCCTACCCCCAGGGGAGCTTCCCAAAACGTCACACACCGCGGAGAACTGAATATGGGCGTTGGTGCCTACACCCCCGGTGGTCAGGAAATGGCCCGTGTACTCCGTCAAGGTCGCCAGGAACAGGAGCAAGATCGTAAACGGCGGCGAGCCGAAATCCGCGGCATTCTCCTCGAGATCGGTAAAGTTGCCGGAAGAAATACTGAGAGTGTTTAAGATATGCTAGAAGTCCCTCCGGACATAGCGTGTTCTCTCTTACTCTCTCGTTGCTGGTCTTCCTGGGACGCTGTCGGGCAGTCCCATGCCTCAAGGAAGCAAGTCCCGACGCTATTTACGGAGGTGGAGCCGGGTCTCCTTCTTGCCCGTTCCCCAGCGGGTTCTTGGTTCCACCTCCACCCTCTTTGTGGTTATGTTTCGGGATGTGACATAACGGCAAAGCCACGGGGTCATCCGACCCCAATTCCAATCGGCAATCTGCTGATGGCGTGAAACCAGTAGCATCCCACTTCAGACTTGGGTCGGCTAGGTCCCGACTGGCTACCCCGGCCCCGGTCTGTTCATGAGAGGGGGTCTGGCCCTGCTCCTGCTTGGTGATACCTGCCCTGTGTCACATCAGGTCCCCTCTCACCCTATACTGACATCCTCCCCGTAAAAGGGGAGGGCGTTATTCCGCCATTCGGAGAAACCCCATGAGTTACATTCATATCCCCTACGTTACCTACGGGGAATCAGTGCAGGCGCGATTGGAGAGACTGGCCCCACATCTGGAAGATCTGGAAAGCCAATGTCGACAGGTAGTAAGTGATCATCAGGGTGGAGCGTTCGAACTCTACAACAAGCTCAATGACGTGGCGGTGGATTTTTATGACCGCCGGGTGTTGGAGATGATCCAGTGGGACGCTTGGAAAGATGATCTGGTGACACGTTGGTGGTTGAACATGGAACTGGAAGATGACACCCCCATCGCCAGCCATATGTTGACGTTGGAAGCCGGAACCAATAAACGCTACATCAACGGCATCGGTTGGATCTGGTTCAACTGGGAGCCCGATGATCTTCCTGAACATCGCCGCGTGGTATTCCAAACCGACGGTATCCAGGTAATCGATCCCCGTCCGAGCCCATGGGAATGTCGTATCCCACTGGCACTCCGTCCTCGTCCCGAGGGCCACCCCCCAACTCGTCACCATCGAGGTCCGATCTGGTTTCGACACCAACGTGATGTCGAATGGGGCCATGTTGATGCATTGACTCTACCCGCAGCGCATGAACTGGTATTCCCCACCGAAGCGGAGGTCGAGTCCTGTCTAACGTTGATCCGTCAACGCCGGGTGGGTCTGGTGGCTGAATGGGAACGACTGGCGTATAACTGGTGCTCGGTACTCGGTACGGAATGGCTGGTCCGGGCCGATGCCTATGGGGCGACATCGCTGGACATTGCCACCAACCCAGACATCCTGTGGAAACATGCACTGGTGTTCGCCTGCAAAATGTTGGGCATCGATTATGTGGCTTGGGCCGTAGAGGCCGCACCGGAATGTACGTTCCTCAGTCAGTTAATGGCCAGTACGGTGACCGTGGGGGTGTTCTACAACGTAGAGGCAGAAATGAGTTGCCTTGCTCCGTTCTCCCGGGTCATCGTGGTTCAGCGTATCATCGAAGAATGTTTCCGGTGGGCACGGCCGTTGATGGACAGTACACGGGCGATGCCGCAATACAAGCGCTACGAAATGATGCGTGATGAACTCCCACACGAACGCACCAGCTCCCATGAGACGAATCGGTCTGACCATGCGGTGGATTGTGCGCTACAGCTGTTTGATAACCTACTGGAACCGTTCCTCGATACCTTGACACCCCCAAAGAAAAATACCGCCTAACCCGACGGTATGTCTAATGTAGTTTCACCCACACGAGAGGTAGTGAGAATGACCGTTAAAACCCGAGTTTACGCGGCAGGTGGTTGTGGTACCAACCTCGCCCAGCGCATCATGAGCGAGCATCTCGACGCGTGTTTCATCGATACCAGCGAATCCAACCGTACTGAAGGACTGGACCCCACCATCTGCCATTACATCGCCGGTCTGGATGGTAGTGGTAAGAACCGCCGCGAGAACTATGAGCCGATCATCGGGGAAGTCGAAACCATTCTCGACCGTTTCCCTCCCGGTGATTTCAACATCGTGATGTTTTCCGGTGCCGGTGGTAGTGGTTCAGTGATCGGACCGCTGATCGAGAAGAACCTGCTGGAACGTGGTTGTCCCGCGGTGGTGATCGTGGTGGGGGCTGACGACAGCTCTATCGCGGTGACCAACACCATCAATACCCTGAAGTCTCTGGAGTCCATCTCCGCGGTCTCAGGCCAGCCGGTGATCATGGCCTATCATGAAAACACCGCTGGCGTGTCCCGGTCGATGATCGACGATGAGGTCCTCTTCGTCTTGGAAGCACTGGGGGAACTCACCAGCCAGAACAACCAGGAACTTGACACCAAGGACCTGACCAACTGGGTACAGTACCAGAAGGTGGCTCCCGGGGTGACGCCGCAGCTGTCAGCGCTGGCTATCTTCGACTCCCGCCAGGAAGCATCCAAACAGGTGGAACCTATCTCAATCGCTTCCCTGTACGAGGACCCAAACAAGGACAACCCGTTCGGTACGCCGTACTACGCTACCGTGGGGTATCCGCGCAGCTCTTCTGGCCTGGCCGAACAACTCCACTTCGTGATCAACACGGCGGATGTGGAGGACACCTTCACCCACCTGACCGAACGTCAGACCGAGCTCAACAAGGCACTGGGCAATTACCGCCAGCGTCGTACTCGGGTGGACATCGACGATAACCTGACCGGCGATGGTCTGGTTCTCTAACCCACATCATGCGCCTGGGGTTCGCTACCCCAGGCCTTATTACGTTGAGGAGTATATCGTGACGGAGTGGATCGGAGGCATCGACTGGTTTCCTGGGCTGCGGGTTATTCCGGAGTCGCGTCAGTATAAAGTACGTCCGAACATGCTGGACATGATCATCGTTGATTTGGACAACCGAAAGTATCGGTGTACGGTAGTCTCAAAATACACGCGGCAGGAACTGGCATGTTTCAACTGGGAACGCATGGTGGACTTGCTCCAGGAACGGTTTAAAGAGAAAGGCATTCCAGTGACCATCAGGAATGTCCAACCCGAACCCTGGGTGGTGGGTAATCACGCCCTGACCCGTGTCTTCCGTCAGCGTGTGAAATAGGTGATGTCATGCTAACTGCATTAAAAAATACATGTACCGCCCAGGTGTATGCAGGGATCCGTTGTGTTAATCCCATGCGGGGGTGGGTTAAACTACGGGATCGTCGTCGAGTGACGTTCCGTTTCGAACGCCGTTGGGATCTTTCTGGCCCCCTTCACGTGACATTTTATCCCAATACCGTTTCCTACCACCCGACTGACAACATTATCTACGAAGAAGACTTTAGCGATGATGTCCCAGTTGGTAAGGTGCTACGCATTGTACTGGGAAAGCCACGGATACGCGAATACGATGACCGTGTGGAAGTCGTTTATGTATTACGGGTGTTCTACACGTACGGGGGAAGTGAGATTACCTTTACCCACGTAATGTCGCCCGAGACTTTCCAGTCGTTGCAGATACCACCATGCTGGACAATGTCCGTGACCGCGAAGGACGAAGCAAAAACCATTCGTCCGTGGATATGTTCCCCAGTCCCCTACCGAGTCGTCACCCTGACCGATGGTATGATTAACACCATCAACCCATCTTAAGGAAACCCAATGCTGTATAAACTGCTAGAAGGAACCCCGAAATGGTTTTACAACGCTGTGGTACATGGCTGGGTGCATCCGGTTGCACAAAGCCTTCAGATCCACAATAGCGGCACCGCCGACGCTCACATTGACCTCGATCTCAATGCGGACTATCGACTGCGATTCCGTCCCCACAACTCCAGTGGGCAACTGCTCACCATTGAATGGGAAACCCCACCACCGTTGATTGTTACCGGGAAACGCATCACCCGGTTTGCGTTTGATGACGTTAGCCAGATCCCGCGATTACTCATTATCATGGGACCTGATCAACCCATGGCCCGTGTTAATGCCGCATCCGGAAGTCTCCAACTTCCCATTGACTGGACCGTTGAGGAGTCACACGAAGGCCTGTGGCGAGCCTGTATGTCACGCACCTATCACGGCGAAATGGTCAGTGATACCATCCCCTTACCCGTTTGAGGAAATACCATGGCCAAGTCCAGCAAGAAAGAGCTGGATGTGACTATGGCGTGTGAACTCGATAAAGCCCTGTCTCCGTTTACGTTGACGTATAAGCATGTCAAGTGCTTGAACCAAATCGGTAAGGGGTTTGTGTTCGCCTATACCCGAGATAACGTGATTTATTATGATCGCGCCGAAGTCGTGTCTCAGGTAATGGGCCTTCGTAAGAAACCCGAACGAATCTTGCTCCCTGAACAGGTGCGAGAACGCCTCATCAATAAAGCCTATACACGGTGGTATTTTGAAGATAAAGACTACCTCTACCCACTCCAAGTATGCAAGGTCGGAACTCTGTTGGAAGAGTTTTGGTGGGTCAATACTGACAGTCCGGGTTTCCGTTCTCATGTCGTAGCACTTCCAGACACAATGTTCTTACGTAAAAAGCCCCTGGTTGGGGTTCGCCAATCCAAGGTCACGTGGGAAGATGTAACATCTAAACCTCACATCCTGAAATCCACCGTCCGGAAACGGTCCGTACAGGAACTGGAACCGGCCTAACCCTTCTTGGGTGATCATGGATAATACGACATAAGTCCTCCCCAATTCCGGGGAGGACATTTATGCCACAACGCATAAAGGAGAAACAAAATGAAAGAATTATGCATTGACGGTTTCTACTTCGGCTATATCAAATCTGAAAACGAAGAGCTGGGCTATCGGTATGTTGATGAAGAGATAGAACCGTTAGTCAAGGCAATAAGGTCACACAAAGGTGTGGAGGTGCTCAAGTCGTCAGTGGGGGCACCGATGTATGGCGAAGACGGTTATCTGATACTGGTCTTTGACGAAAACCCTGGAACGGAGCTAGTCGGACCCTTCCTGTATCTTGCTTTATCGGGGATGTTGGCAGTAAGACCCATGTCGGTCCCCGTTAAATGCGAGATCGCCTGGCTGCCGTGGGAATTCGATGTCGACGAGGAAGATGTCGAAGAGTTCGATTTGCCACCAACCTACCCAGCCATTATTCTGCGCTGGTCGGCACGGAACGATGCGGAGACCACCCAGGTAATTACCTTACTGGAGAATGCCATTCTGGATGCTCCATTCTGGTAAATGACATAAACAGGTCGTCCCCTAGGGGACGACCTATATGCCTTATTTTTTTGTTACGGCCCACCCACGATGGTGCGGATGTGACGACGATGGGCTTCCGGGTCGTTGAAGGAAATTTTAAACTAGCGTTACCAATCACATACACAGAACTGAAAAATGGGGAAGGTATATGTTTTGTAAAGTCGAGTTCAAACACAACGAACATGAACGTGTGGTTTATGTGATACACCATGTCAAAACACGTAAGGTTTATGTAGGTACTTCGATCAACCCTAATAAAAGTGTATACAAACATTATTGGCTTCTAAGCAGGAACCAACACCATAACCGTATTCTACAAGAAATTTACAATGATTCTAAAGATTTATACCACGTGTATTATGTTGTAAAAGAGAAAGAGGATCGTCAGAAAATAAAGAATGCTTTAATTGAGTATTTTGTTAAGGAAGGAAGATCTCTAAATCCAATAGTCGGTAGTTTGGTACCCGATGAGGAAATATCAGAGAAAGCTAAAACTGTAGCTTTACAAAGCGATACGGACCCCACAATACGTTTAGGTGTCCCGCCTGAGAAAGATAACGAAAAGTTCTTAGAACTTATTACATTAGACGAACTTTCTCTGTATGGGGTTGAAGGTCTAGATAATGTAACTGAGGACGTATGTTTTGGATCTAAAATACCGGGGGTGTATGTGATATACCACCCCAAAACAGAGCAGTTTTATATCGGTAGCACATCCAACCTATATACTCGTTTAATAACGCACCGACACGCACTTAAAAGAAATAAACACCAAAATTATAATTTACAAACAGCGTACAATGAAGATCCATTAATCAAAGCATCGTGTTTCATGGTAAAGAATAGAGAACACGCATACCAAATTGAGCAGTATCTTCTAGAAGTTAACTGGGAAACAAAACAACTGTTTAATAGTTCCCCCGATGCACGCAATTCATTGGCTTTAGTTTCATATAAGGGTGTGGTTTTTTCTGACACCCGTAGGGAAAATATGAGCAAGGCCAGAAAAATCAGTAATGCAGGAGCAACGCCCCGTAAAGTATGTATCAATGGGGTTGTTTATACGAGCGTAAGAGACGCAGCGCGTAGTTTGGGCCTTAATTTTTCTACAGTACATCGTTGGATTAATGGCAACACTGAAGAATACAAGGATTGGTTTTATGTTGATTAACATAAAGAGAGTTCGCCGCTGGCGAACTCTCTTTTGTCTGTCCCTATTTCATTAGGGCCCCCCGACTATTGTTCTTATATGTCTTCTGTTGGCTTCAGCGTCATTAAACACGCTAATTTTCTTCCAACGACGCAGATAATCCCGATACATCTGATCGGCATCGGCGTAGTTCATGACCATCTCTTTGAACGCCCCGAGCATCTGACCGCCAGACAGCTGCCCTTGGTCAATGGCGATGTACATCCGATTGTAGATGTAAGCCTTAACCGCCAACACACAAAGTTGCGCGAAGTCTGGGAACGACTGCGGACGAATATGGCTCAGGGCGTTATCGTTCCCCAACCGAACACGCATGAATGCGGTGCGGTAAGGCAGGTATACGTAACGGGCCATGACGGTGTTGTGGGCAATCAAGTTCAGGTAAGACGTCATCGCCGGCGGGACCCGCATCGCGCTGTCCAACACCCGACGGGTTTCGGCCGCCATGGGGGATTCGGTATAGTGTAGGGCCATCCCCGCATTCTGATACCCAAGGATCGCAAAGTGGACGGAAAAGACCTGAACAATGGGACGGTTTTGCACCACTTCATCCGGAATATGGTAGATGACAGTATAGGGATCGGCTTGTTCGGTCCGCACCGGACTGTCAAGTGGGATAAACGCTTCGGTCCCCCCATGCAGGTCCAGATCCACCAGTACACGCGGGTCTAGGACCTGCTCGCGTATTCTAGTTTCCAGCGAGACCATGTTATTACAGAACTGCAGATCCTGCGTAATGAAGACCTGATTGAGAATTTCCCGTGGAATCGAGAACTGGATCTCGTCCATGGCTTTTGTGATGGGGTTCATTCAAGAAGCTCCTATAAGGCTCTGTGAGCCGTTTTGTCCGGAAGAAGTACGTGGGCCCAGAATACTATAGGAAAGCCCCTGAGAGACAATCCTACGGCTTTTCACATCTACATCATCACTAGGAGAAACTAACCCTAGTGATAAGGATCCAATTATGTTATCGGCACCTCCCAGTCATTTTACGTCACGAGCCACAGTGGTCGCCTATGACCTGTCGAGCGTAATTGACCTGCTGCCTGAACTGAGTCAACCGGACATCGTTGACTTTACGCATTTTGTCCTACACCGCTATCTTCATCACACCGTTGAGGGATTCTACCCCCAACGGTTGGCAGACCGAATAAATCATTTCGACCACCAGACGCACGCCATCAGCGCCATGTACCGGTTGTTACGGTTTCCCACGTTATTCGAGGAAGGGAAACGCGTGATCACCAAACATCATGACACGACGATGTGGGTTGCTTATCTGGATGACTACTATACGCCGGACGGGAACTGACATGCAAAATGTATTTGTTGTACTTGACACCATGGGTTACGTGAATGCGCTGATACATGCATCGGAGGCATATACCAAGAAGCCGTTCGTGACACAAGAGAGTCGAGTTACCGGACGGTATCGCCAGATGAACGTTGGTGGGCAACAGATCAGTCGTTTCGAAACGACCGAAGAAGACGTTGAAATCACCGTACCACCAATCACCAAACTGACGCGGCCACGTGCGTTGCTGATCGTCAAGGCGTTAATTGACGAGTGTGTGAGTCAAACGGTGCGGTATCGGACACCGGCCTCTCCGGTGACCAGCATTGCCCAGGCACTGCGGGATTGCGCCATCCCAGAAGATGCCGACTTGCTATTGGCGGAGGACTTCCTCTCACATGAGCTGGTGGATACCACGGTCATCGAACTGCACCGGATGCTGGGTACCCATATTGGCGGTGAGGTGTGGCGTCAATGGGATGTGTTTGATACCCCATCGATGCTGGCGTTGATCGGTGGTCAAGATTACCGTATCGCCGACTGGGAACGTACCCATGGGTACAGTGACGACGAGAATGAGTGCTTGGCGGTGGATATCAGCACGGTAGCCAATTACATCTACCAGCAGCTGTACACCCACATCGGCGAGGCCTCACGTCACATCCCACTGCGTCCCATGTTAATGGATGCCATTCGCCGCCGTTACCCGCGCGTGGTGTTTGGTCAAGACGGTCCCTGCACCGAAGAGATCCTGCTCAATATGGGAGTTCCTTCATACGAAGAGTTCTTCCAGCGCTTCGTAGATCCAGTAATGAAGGATTTCGACCTGATGTTCCTGAGGTCCAACATCAAACCCTTCATGCCCTATCGGGCCGAATTGACGCAAACTTTTACTGTCCGGTTCTATCATTCAGAGCTACCACAGAACGAGGAAGCGTCCTATTTCGAAGAACTCCGTCAATCCATTGTACGGGGAGACTGGATTCCCGAGCGTGAGCGCCGTCGCTTGGAGGAGTATGAACGAAACAATTAAGACGGTTAAGGTGATGGTCGGCCTTGATCTGAAAGGGATCTTCCATCAATACCCCGGTCTCATGGGCCGGGGGGTTATGCTCGGGATTCCCACCGAGGTCTCTTTTCAAATACTTGCTGGGCTTGTTGATCTACTTCCTGCCACGGACGACGTGGAGTACCCAGATGTCTATACCCGCGATATGCTATTGGACGTCATTGGTTACTATGAGGAAGACTGGCGGGGCAACCGTCAACCCGGGATCGATGAGTTTGGTATCCAGCAATATTACGAGGAGGGAATGATCATGGCCGCCGTACTAGCCCGACGACTACTTCCCACATACACCTATGAGGTGGCATGGAGTGGATGTTTCCACCCCGAAATGCTATATCTGGTGGTCTTGACCAATGGTTAAACGTATGCACTGCTACATCGTTCTCTCCACGAAGCCATTATCTCGACAACTCAACATCCACCTTGGTTTTGACGCCGTACGCCGGGCCGCCAATACCTTCCTGCAATATGCCACCTACCTCTTCCATAACCGTTGTGCCCATAGCCACGACCTACTGGCGGAGCATTACCAACTGGCCTATTTGGAGCTGGTGGAGCTTGGCGCGCTGGGGACAATGATCGACCAGCACTCCGGACAGGTAGTCAATGGGGGGTGGTACGAGCATTATGCGGAGGTTGTGGAGCGGTTAACGGAATACTGCTTGGGTGATGTCATGACAGCCTTAACGGCTATGACCGAACAACAAGCCGTCTCAGAGCTCCGCATGGAACGGCTAACCCCAGACTATTTTGTGGTGAAGGCAACAACTCACTATCTGTTGCCGCATGACCCGAGGAGTTACTGATGAAATTCACATTGAGCATAGAACGCACTACGATCGAACCCTACCTCATCAATATCGAGCGGTATTTGGTGGGACTTCCATCAGTTGTCGAAGGTAGTGAGTTAGGCAATGCCTTGCGCTACTATGTCTACACTGTTTTCTCACAGTATCTCTATCATGTCCATAGCCACGCCATGGCCCCACCTGACATTGAGTACTTGATGGATGAGTATCTTAACGGTCAGTGGATTCAGATGGATCGCCGCTACGAGGCCATGGGGGTGATTGCCAACAATCTTGCCCATGCCCACATTGCCGTCCAGCCAGCGCTCGCCCAAATCGTGGGTCACTTGGAAGGGTACGGGGAGGAGATCGACGACATGCATTTCGACTTCAACCGTCACCATCCCGACCCCCGTAACCAACTGGCTATTCTGATCGTGGAAACCTGTCCGGTGGACACCGGGTTTCATATGCAGGATGTTTACGCCCAACTGCAGGATATCTACGATCGCCATCGTCGTATCCCGGGACCGCGGTTTACATCGTCCTACGCAGGGCCGATGGTGGGGGCTTAAGAAATGAAAACCGTGGCACTCACGTTTTGTCCATGGGAAGTTGGTGGCCACTTGGCTCCGTTGTTTGACTACTGCAGCGACGAAGGACAAGATCCCGATGGCGTGTGGTGGGCATTCATTGAATACTTCTACATGAAAAACCAATGTGTCCCACTGGGACATCCTCCCCACGAACCCAGTGATCTGGAACTGGAGGTGATCCAGCAAGGGTATTCGCTTGAAGGGGTATCGTTGTCGTTGATACGGGAACGTTTCATGTCTCTGGAACGTGCCCATCGCCATGCATTCCAGATGGTGATGTATAACTTCAGTGGACAGTACCTGGACACTGCAGGTGGCCAATGGGAAGGGACCGCATGGTCCCTTCCGGTGCTATTCCTTGTCTTCGATGACACCCCCGAAATGATACAACAATCACTGCTGTAAAACAAGGAGGTCGCGTGTCTACCAGCCTATGCATGCATGATATCCGTGACTTCGGGTTGTTGCATACACCAGAGCAGCCCGAATACGGAACCCGTCTCTCGCATGCGCTCATTCACGACTTCTACAAATACCGATGTCGTCTTGGAATGGAAGAACTCGAAAATATCCAGGATTACATCGGGTATGTGAGCATCGTGATGGAGAGTATCGAGGGGTTCAACAACCTAACAGAACAAACCCGTAACACCCTGTTGTTTGATGGTGTGAGATATCTGCATACGGTACGCGAGACATTAGAACGGTCGATTGGCCACGATCCACACACAATTGCTATATACGCACGCACCGATACTCAGCGCAACGTGGCGTTGGTGATCTAATGGTGTAGAAGAAAAACGTGAATCGATCGCCAAGGAACCCCAGGCCATGTCTCTCGTCACCGTCACCGTCAAATACCCATCGCTTGAGCAGCTATACCACTCCATAGTCAGTACCGAAAGTGGTGACGCCCCGTACAGTCCCCAGCAGCATAAACGTCTCCTACTGAGACTGCGCTACCTAATCGAGAAGCATCAACTACCTCTCGATGACGAACACGCAGTGTTTGGTGAACCCTTCCCGGAAATCCTCTTCGACGGACTGGATGAAGTCGATGAGCTGATCATGGATGGGGTGGAGACCATAGGACGAGAGCTAGAGGCAACCCTTCAGCATTTTCCTGAAGGGGAATTCTTGGCATTTGTTCCCGTGGATGCAAAAGGGACGGCGGTGGTCATTCTCCACTTATCAACCCCAAGGAGCTAACCATGCCTTCCATTTATGACGTTCGTTTAAACCAGATTTTCTCTTTCGAGGTCTACCCGACCAACGTGATCGGAAACAATTTCCGTAACGTCCGACTCGAGGGAATCGTCAGTGCCCAAACCGCCGCTTCATACGGCATGGATATCGAAGCCGTGCACGCAGCGGTGTATCCGACCCTGCCAGCAGGCGTACCGAATGATCCGTTCAAATACCCCTACATCCGGATTCAGTTTCCGAATGGCGAATACACCATGATCGGGATTCCGTGGATTCGTCAGGAGACCATCCAGATTTCGGTGGCGGGTCAGGTGACCATGGTCTTCGAGAACAAGACTGACGTGGATCTGGAGCGCATGATCAATGCGTTATCCGCCAACGGATATCGTCCCGACGATGTCCAAAAGTCTGTCTAAAAATACGCTGAGCATCCTTGTATGTAACAGCCTCGTTTAATACTCCTCAGCGCCCTTCGGGGCGCTTTTTTTTTCGCGTAACCCGGGGCGAAAATACCCGAAGGCTCTATGACATAGAGAGAACACAACCGTCAGCAAGGCAGGCTTCTATCATGCACAATCCGTTCATTCTGTCCAATGACCACTATACCCGTGATCTGGGTGTGGTTACCGGCTATCAACAAGACGCCGCCAAATACCTACAGCTTCAGACCGGCCGTCCGATCGACGAATGTCTGGAGTACGTTAAAGAACAGACCCGCCCCGGCGCGCCTCAGGGGATGCAAGATCCTAAGGCGTTGATCCTGACCAAGGACAAGAACGGTGATCGGCAGAAGGAAGGGGCCACGTTCATGACCTTCCTGGCCCGGGTATCGAAAAACGACTTTACCTTGTCGCCCTCGATGGCGGCCTATCTGCCGGACACTCAAAAACAGTCTACCCATGCGCAGTATATCGAAGAAGGGGTCAAGAAACGTAAGGGTGTCAAAAAAGAGATGTTTGAAGCAGAACGTCTCGGTAATGAAGAGAAGGCACTGGTCAAGAAGGGTGAGCAGAACAACCTCAAGATCAACAACAACTCGTATTCGGGTGCAACTGTCTCTACCGCCACGATTCTTTATTACAAGTCTACCCACTCGTCACTGACCTCAACCTGTCGAACCGCGACCTCGTATGCCAACTCAGCTAACGAGAAATTCATTGCCGGTAATCGCCATTACTACAGTCCTGAGGTAACCAAGGCCAACCTGTTGTCAATTATCAACAACAGTGACCTCAACGCGGTCGCACACGCTTGCGAAACGTTTAACCTTGTCTACCCCACCCCCGAGGATGTTGTCGCCTGTATACGCTATTCTAGCGACTTGTACTGGCAGTCTCCCCAACATGTCTCCCTGTTCCAAAGCATGGCCGAGAACATGACTCCGGTTGAACGAGCGGCTGTGGTGTATGTGTCGGACCTTTATCACCTCCACAAACACAACCCAGAGTTCGTGGTGGGTTTCTTGAAAGAACTCTCGGCGATTGGCGATGAGGCCAATACCGTCAGTGATGACCGCTTTGATGAATGCGACGAAGATGTACAGTTGTTGGCCAACTTCCTGTGTTATGATGAAGTGGCGGGGCGTCCCAAGGAAGACCTGCTGAAAGAAAACCCGGAAATTTGGGATCGCATCAAAGCCACTGGTGCTCGGGTCATTGATGTCCTGAACAAATATGATCCGTTGATCAAGGGTCTGTGGCTCACCCCCACCGTGCCCAGTTCGATCCATGCGTTTCCCAGCGCCTACCGGCGTGCAGCGGTGGTATCAGATACTGACTCCACCATGTTCACCATGCAGTACTGGGTGGAGCAGTGCTTTGGCCATATCTCGTATGCCCCGGAAGCCAAGCGAGTGGTATTTGCGATGGTCTTCCTGGTCAGTGAGTTGATGCTACATATTCTGGCCATCCAATCCGCCAACATGGGGGTGTCGGACAAACGCCTGCGACTGCTGGCAATGAAGAACGAGTTCTACTTTGCCGTACTGTCGATGACCACCCGCTCCAAGCATTACTACGCCTCTCAGGACGCCCAGGAAGGCTTGATGTTTGCCAAGGCCAAGCTAGAAGTCAAGGGTGTAGGGCTGAGGGACTCAAAGGTACCTAAGCGGATCAACGATACCGCCAAGGAAATGATGGAAGAGATCATCGCGACCATCAAGAATGAAGAACTGTTGGATATGCGTGACATTCTCAAACGCATCGGGGATATTGAACGGGATATCACCACCAGCATTCATTCCGGTAGCTACGAGTACATGACCTCAGGTCAGGTCAAGTCGATGGACTCCTACAAGAACCCTGCGGTGTCCAACTACATGCATTACGAGCTGTGGCGTGATGTGTTTGGGCCCTTCCTCGGGGAAACCAAGGAGCCCCCATACGCGGTGGTCAAGGTCTCACTGGCCTGTGGCAACAAAACCGAGGTAGATGCCTGGTGTGAGCGCATGGGCAACCCGGCGTTAGCCGCCAAGCTCAAGCAGTGGATGTTGGAACGTAAACGTAAGGATCTGTCGACGCTACTGATTCCAGCGACTGTGGTGGAAACCTCAGGGATTCCCAAGGAGATTGTGGCCGGTGTGGATATCCGCAAGATCATCTTCAACACCATGGGGGTGTTCTACCTGATGTTGGAGTCCTTAGGAATCTTCCTGCAGGACAAGAAACTGACCCGACTGGTGTCGGATTACTACTAAGACAACCGATACTGACCGATAGATGGTATAGACACTACCGTCTATCGCGTCCATAGGAGAACCACCATGGAACCCAAGCTCATCGATATCCTGGGCGAGCGCGCTCGCGTCCAAGCCGAAGCCGACAAGCAGTGGCAGGAATTCATCGGCGGCTAATCACCCGCGCCATACAACACAATAAGGACACCGGCCATGAATGCGATCCAATGGTTTAGTAACGGGGATCACCCCGACGATGACACGGTTGAGCTGACTGATGAGTTTGGTCGCCCCTTTCTCTCAGAAGGTAAGGTCGTTCGCTACTACCGTCACCCGACGTTTTGTGGCGTTAGTCATTGTCCGAAGTGTGAAAAGACACTTCACGTCCATGGCTGGATCGACAATGGTGGCAATGGTCAGGTCGTGTGTCCGGGGGATATCATCTACACCGTAGCGGAAGGCGTCCATGTGGTGGTACCCTACCACCTGACCGTGGCCGTTCGTAAGGCCGGAACGCCGTTACTGGTGGAGGTCGAAGAACTCCAACCTGAAAGTGTGTAAAGTGCGGCATAGTCCCTCCCCAGTCGGGGAGGGATTGTTATGCCCAACCGTGTCCGCGCTCTTCGATCAATCCGATCAGTTTACGGATCTCTTCACGGTAATGTTGCACCGCCGTTGGTGACCCGATACCGGAGAATATCCGATCGTAACTGGCATCAATCAGGCTGCTGTAGACCTCGTTGGTATAGTGGCGATCCCCACGACCATGTTCTACTGTCGCTTCCACAATGTAGCGCACATAAGGCAATCGGGCGAGTTGTAACGCCCAGTCGTTATGCCGTGTGACCGGATCTCGGGGAATGGCCATGACGTCTGTCAGGTTATCTTTGACCAATACCGGGATGCTGAAGGGCAACTGTTCTATATCGGCATTGCGGTGCATCTGTGTCTCGAGAATCTTTTTCCCCAACCCATCCACTCGGGAGGAATAGTCCGCCAGATAGAAAGGATGAGGTACTGGGAAACGTGGCATGCCAATCCCACGTGACTGACGTGCTAGGCGGTTAAAGAATGCCACATCCAGATAACTCTCGAGGGTATTGGGAAGAACCATACTCCCCACAAAGCGGTATACGGTATCGGATTGCTCGCTACCTCGCTCAGCTTGTGACTTCAGCCAGTAACGGTACTGCAGCGCCAGCATCGGGATATTGATAACCCCGACACCCCAACCTTTACCAGGACTGCTATTGTTCAGGACAGGAAGCCCTAAATCAATCCGCGTGTGATATAAATAGCGGTAAGCGGCCCACGTCCGCCAATCCCGTGAGGCTTTCCCCACATCGAAATCTTCAAAGGAGGAGATTACAATCTCATCGGTCTTGGTACCTAAGGTGATACCCCCTTCATGAACTTTTCCCTTATGGGTGCTGTCGGTGAAATTGAACACCCGAATCAGACCCTTGGCGGTGTCTTCAACAAAGCGGACATAACGCCGGTCATCCAGGTCCCACCGACGGGGAATGTGCAACAGGATATTGGCTAAGGGGTTACGACTGTCCACCTGTTTAGGATAGCGCCGGTAATAGCTTTTTACATCGTCTAATTGACGGGCATACGTCCGTTGCAGGTAGGGTAATTCCGGAAAACGATAGGCGCCGTTAAAGCGGCTAGGAGGGCGGTTAAATAGTTCATGCATGAGAGAACCCTGCATTGAAGTGTAAATGACATCTATATCATCGTGGTGCAGTGAGGCAGAGAACACTGCTTACCCCAGAGGGAGAGAGACCATGAACGAACTCAAAGCAGTCCGTGATGCCATTGCGGCATTACATGAAGTGGAGAAGAACCTGATTCGCCAGTCGCAGCCGCGTCAGGGAGAAGAGGTTCGCAACAAGCTGGTCGACGAACAAGCCGACCACAATTACCGGTGGAAGCAGAAGGAAGGGCGTGACGTCTGGGTGGGGGTCATCGAATACGAAACCCACGTCGAAGGCGAGACGCCGCACTCCCCGTATCCCCGTCAGGAAGTTTTAACTGACGAGGACAATAATGTAGACACGCTCCTCGCGTCAGTGACCAAACGGGTCACCGAGATCACCGACAAAGGCTATACGTTGGTGGCAATGCGTGTTCAGACGTATCACGTCGAAGGTGAACTCGTCGTGGAGAAAGTCCTGAATGGAGATTACGAAGAATAATAATTACTGAAGTGTGTATCATATGTAGAGCATACACCTTCGCCCCTCCATAGAGGTTGGGCCCATTCCCTATGCCCATATATCGCAGCGTATGGGAATGGATTCCAAATAACTTAGCATCTATATCACTTAGGTGCGAGTGTAAGACCTGTAGCAACCGAAACGAGATATAGCGCTATCTCTCTTGTAAGACACCATTCCGAAAGAAGGATGTGACACCATGGCTATCCATGACACCAGCAAGAAAAACATCGGTGGCGAGCAGCAGCAGGGTGAGCAGACCCGCTACGGCTACGGTCCGGGTGAACAGCAGAACCAGTCTCAGGCAGGTGCTGAGCGTGAGGGTCCCGTGGGCATGGGCGCCGTGAACCAGATGTTCCGTCGCTCGGGCAGCTTCGATCGTAGCGAAGGTCGCAGCGCCGAAGCCCTGCGTTCGCTTCGTGAAGCCGAGGCCGAAGCCCTGGCCACCCAGGGTCTGACCGACGACTTCGAGCTCGTCCGTTTCGACCGGGATCAGCACCGCGTGGGTCTCTCCTCCATCCTGGTGGTCAAGACCATCAAGCTGAACAACGTGCTGCACATCGCAGTGCGTCCGCTGATCCTGGACAGCGACGGCATTCGTCTGCCGCCGCGCATCGCCACCGTGGCTACCGGCCACTACACCCAGCGGGTGGAAATCCCCTCCCTGCCGCAGGACGTGTATAACGACGTGTACTGGAACCGCATTGACGCGTTCCTCAAGCGCGTCAAGGGTGACCAGCAGGCGAAGGTTGTCGACTCCGGCCCGCTCCTGGTGCCGTCGGATTTCGACTTCAAGGATTCCGAAGACACCACCCGTCTGCTGGTTTCCTCCGTCAACTCCTGCGACGACATCATCGCCCGTCTGACTGGCGAGATCCCCTTCTCTGTGGAGTACATCAAGCGTCCGGACGAGCGTCTGACCGCTCGCATCGACACCACCCGCGACCAAGTCGAGAACCTGGTCGGCCATCCGATCCGTGCTGACCTGGTGGTCTCCATGGGCCGGCAGCTCAACAACCAGAAGGCTGAGGAGGACTTCTACGAGGTTGAGACCGAGTTCAACTCCGTGTCCGGTTTCGTGAATCTGGACTACGTCGGTCAGCCGGAGCAGCCGCAGCAGATGGGTTGGGGTCAACAGCAGACCCAGCCGCAGCCCATCTTCCATCCGTCCTTCGTCATCACCTCGGTGGACCAGGCGGACTGGATCCAGATGCGGACTCCGGAACTGTACCTGCTGGCGATCAGCAACGCCTTCCGTGTGACTGCCGGTTCCAGCTGGCTGCGCACCTTCCTGCCGTCCATCGGTAGCAAGGGTGTGGACCTCAAGGACGTGGGCGCTCTGGCCTACAAGACCCCGGCGGGTCAGAAGGTGGAAGTCAAGTCGGACAAGTTCTCCGAGCAGGACTTCGTGCAGTACATGCAGCAACTGGTTCGTCCGAACCCGTCGTTCATGATCGACGTGGATCCGGTGGGTGAGAACAGTGCGATCGAGAACTACTTCATCGACATCGCGCTGGATACCGTCAACCGTCAGGCAGCAACCGATCGTCTGGTTGCCGCAGCCAACAACCTGACCGGCCAGCGGTTCTCTGCCAACTTCGACCACCACAAGACGCCGATCGTGGTGTCCATGGACACCGAAGTCCACCTCGGGTACTACACCGGGGATGACGGCGAGAAGCGTGACATCCGTGACCTGGATGTGGTCGCGATGCTGAACCTCACTCAGGGAGACACCAAGACCTTCGACGAGTGGTACAAGACCTACTGCGATCTGTCCATGCGCCCCGAGCAGCGCCTGCAGGTTCGCGAGCAGATGGAACGCCAGTTCCTGAGCAAGGGTCTGAAGATCACTGGGCGTGCGGTTCGCCTGATGCTGACTCCCGAGTTCATCGAGGCCCTCGACATCGCTACCCGCGGTGCCGGCGTCCACGTGGAATTCGAGAACGTGAGCTCCGTGATGGGCGGCCAGCGGTTCATGGGTAACACCATGGTCAACCAGTACGCTGTCAGCCACACTGCCACCATGAACTACGGCGGTCCGACTCCGCAGTACGGTGGTGGCGGTTACGGTGGTGTCACCGGCTCCGGTCGTCTGTACTAAGCCGAGCCGTGAGTGAGTGATTAGGAGAGCACCCTTCGGGGTGCTCTCTTTATTTTTTAATTTCCCGAGGAGGTCGATTAGGCGTCTCCCCATAAAGACATAACGGAATACATACTTCGTAGTTCCCTACCGTAATGAGAGAGAACAGAGATGGGTATTTACGCACAACTGGTGGACTATGACGAAGAGTTCGCCCGGCTGGATGTCGAGCCTATTGTAGTAAACGACTACAATACTTCCATTCCCGAGGAGAAGGAAGCGCTGGACCAGCACCTCTTCACCCATTACCAAGACACCGACACCATCGATGAAGCGGCCAGCTGTGACTGTGGCGCACTCACTGGCGTGTATCGTATCGGCATCACCTGTCGGGTCTGCAACACTCAGGTCTATAGCACGACCGATCGTCCCATCCAGTCGATGCTGTGGATTCGTGCCCCGGAAGAAGTCCCGCGTCTGATCAATCCTGAAGTCTGGATGATCCTGGAGCAGGCACTGCGGGTCAAGGACTTCAACTTCCTGGAGTATCTGACCAACACCACCTACCGGTTTGATCCGGATAAGATTACCTCCAAGGAAACCAACAAGAAGCTGGAGAAACTCCTGGCAGCCAACCTGCCGCGTGGGTTCAACAACTTCATCAATCATTTCGATGAGATCATGGACTTCCTGTTCACCTCATCGATCATTGACTCCAACAAGGCCAACAAAGGCGAATTGAAGGAGTTCATCCAACAGAATCGACACCTCTTCTTCCCCAAATACCTGCCGATCCCTTCGCGGATCTGTTTTGTCGTCGAGTCCACCAACTCGGGGGTCTACATCGACAAGCCACTGGGGATGGCCATGGACGCAGTACTGACGGTATCCAGCATCCGCTCAACCGCCGTACCCATGCGCCAGCAGGTGGTGGAGAATCGGGTGGCCAAGGCAATCCGTGAACTGGCGGGGTTCTACGATGCCTACATGAAACAGCGGCTGTCCAAGAAGCCGGGGATGTTCCGTCGCCATGTGTTCGGTTCACGCCTGCACTTCTCGGCACGGTGTGTGATCACCTCGCTGTCTGATCCACACCACTGGAAAGAACTGCATGTGCCCTGGGGGATGGCCACGCAGTTGCTGAAGTACCACATCATCAACAAACTGCTCAAACGGGGCTACACGGCGAACGAAGCACTGAACTTCGTGTATTCGAACGTGCTTCGCTACAACGCTGAACTCGATGAGATCTTCAAAGAACTCATCGCGGAAGCCGAGGGCATTGGCCTGCCGGTCATGTTCAGCCGTAACCCGACGCTGCAGCGTGGTTCGATGCAGCAGTTCTACATCACCAAGGTCAAGACCGACGTTCACGTCAACACGGTCAGCATGAGTGTACTGACGCTCAAGAGTCCGAACGCTGACTTCGACGGCGATCAGCTGAACCTGATCTTGATCCTGGACAACCAGATGCGCAAGGCCACCGAGCGACTGACCCCCCACCTGTGGGTCCTGTCGCCCGATGATCCCCACACCATCTCCGGTAACCTGGAACTCCAGGGGCCGGTAGTGGACACAGTGGTGAACTGGCTCCACGAAGATTACCTGCCCGCCTAAATAGAAGAGGATCGCTACATGGATAAAATCGAAGTAAACGATTACGCCACCTCCAGTCCTGAGGAAACGGAAGCACTCCATCGGGACGTGGTCAACCATTATTCGGAGGGGGAGAGCCTTAAGGTGCTGATCACCAGTAGCCGTCCCCATCAAGGCAGGACAGTGGTGGCCACGGTTATTGCCAAGGCACTGGCTGAGCACGGCTTTTCCGATGTCACGGTGGTCAGTCAGGATGGCGATCTCCCGAAGTACGCCATGCGGGATAAACT